ATGTCTGAAGAACGCAAAAAACGCGTAACGAAATCGCACTTCGAAGGCAATTTCAAGGCGCTGTACGAAAAAGATTTTGGCGTAGTGCTGGGGCGAACCGCCGAAATGACGCCACAACAATTCTTCGAGATCGCGAAGGGTTATTTCCAGTGGGCCGAAGAAAACGCCATCAAGGCTGCGGAAACCGCCACTTTCCAGGGCGACGTTAACGAGTGGGGCGTGAACAAGCCGCGCATTTTCACGATCACAGGGTTAAGCCTGTTTTGCGGCGTGAACCAGTCAACGCTTACACGCTATCGCCACGACCCGAACTATGCCCCTGTCATGGAGTTTATCGACTCTGTAATCTATGAGCAGAAATTCCAGCTTGCTGCCGTCGGCATGATTAACGCTTCGTTCGTCGGTAAGGAAATGGGGATCGACAAGCCCGCCGTTCTCAACATTGACGCCGTAGCTGGCAACAAGAACGAGATCACCGATGAAGTATTGGAGAAGGCTGTTAGTAACATTCTGGACAAGATTTAAGGGCCGATCATGAATGACGAAATGATTATTTGGGAAGACCTGAAGCCAGCCGATAAGCTGGCAATCAAGGCATTGAGCACGCGCAACTTTTCGCTATTCCTGAAGATCTGGTTTCAGATTATCCAGGGCGAAAAGCTGATGTGGAACTGGCATCACTCCTACTTTTGCCACACGGTAGATGAAATCATCGCCGGGAAGCGCAAAAGCACGATCGTAAACGTTGCGCCTGGTTCGACGAAAACCGAAGCGTTTTCTATCCACCTCGCGCCGTATGCGTATCTCAAGTGCCGGAAGGTTCGCAACCTTCAGATCTCGCAGGGTGACGCGCTTTCAAAAGGCAACTCCGACCGCGTAATCAAGATCTTTTCATCGGGCGAATGGCAGGAGCTATGGCCCTCGAAGTTCGGGCGTAAGCAGATCGACGAATTCCAGGTTTTGGATGACAACGATCGCGTAAGGCTGGAAATGGTGTCCCGTTCGTCTGGTGGTCAGATCGTCGGTAAGCGTGGCGGGTACATGACGCCAGGTTTTAGCGGACTAATCGCGCTGGATGATATCGACAAGCCTGATGATATGTTCTCAAAGGTGAAGCGCGAAAAGAGCCACATCTTGCTGAAGAACACTATTCGATCCCGTCGTGCGAAGAAGAAACAAGGCGACGAAACGCCGATCCTGTCCGTACAGCAGCGGCTGCATGCACAGGATTCCACCTGGTTCATGATGAGCGGCGGGATGGCTATCGAATTCGATCGCATTGTTATTCCGGCTATGGTAACGAGGGAATACGGCGAATCGCTCCCTGACTGGTTGCGTCCTGAGTTCGAACGCGACGTGTTATCCGGGCCGTCGGTGGTCATTGATGGTATCGAATACTGGTCATTTTGGGAGGACAACGAATCGATCGAGAACCTGGTTGCCTTGCGCGATGCCGATCTTTATACGTTCCTTTCGCAGTATCAGCAGGAGCCAATCGCATTGGGCGGCAACGTGTTTAAGTCGGAATGGTGGCGCTATTACGGCGACAGCGAAAAGGCGCATGAACCGCGCCCGGATAAGTTCGAATACACCTTCATTACGGCGGATACGGCGCAGAAGACGAACGAACTAAACGACTATTCCGTGCTGTGCTATTGGGGTAAGTACCGCGATCGCGTCTACTTCATTGATGGAATCCGTGGCAAGTGGGAAGCGCCGGATTTGCGCGTGCAGGCTGAGGCATTCATTAAGCAGTGCTGGCGCAGAAATAAGGAATGCGGGAATCTGCGAAAGATTTACATCGAAGACAAGGCGAGCGGTACGGGTCTAATCCAGGATCTGACCAAAGCAGTAAATGGCATGGGTGAGATCGTCCCGGTTCAGCGTGACAAAGATAAGGTGACTCGCGCGATGGATGCGCAGCCAATTATCAAGGGTGGCCGCGTCGTACTGCCGGACAGCCATCCGTTCATTGCGGAGCTTGTGGCGGAAATGAGCGCATTTACCTATGACGATTCACATCCACACGATGACATTTGCGACAACGTATTTGACGCCGCAAACCTGGAAATGAACCTGAGCGATGACCCGGTAGAACGAATGAAACGCCTAGCAGGATTGAAAAAGCTGGGCCGCTAATACATAATGTGGGCTTAACGGCCCACAAATCACACAAGGTTAAAATATGAAAGCTATCAAGATGGATGATTACAATCAGATCTTCAATGGTGGCGCGGGGTACGCGTCAACCACGGCGATGATTGCAAGCACGTTCGGGGATATGTCGCAAGTCGAGGAGTTCTATCACAGCAACGGACTGGCGAAAAAGATTGTTGACGTGATCCCGGAAGAAATGGTGTCGCCCGGCTTCCAGCTTAACGGCGTCTCCGATAACACGAAATTCCAGTCAGAGTGGGACGGCCTTAAACTTGAGCCGCAAATCACCGATGCCCTCTGCTGGGCGCGCCTGTATGGTGGATCTTACGTCCTGGCGATGGTCAACGATGGTCGCATGCTGACTTCAGCCGCGAAGCGCGGTAAGCCGCTGGAATCAATTGTCGTTTACGACTACGATTCGGTGTCCGTAGCGGAGGAGGAGAAGAACCCGCGAAGCCCACGATTCGGCAAGCCTAAAATGTACACCGTCAAGCCGCTAAACGGCGGAAGCGACTTTAACGTGCATTATACCCGCATGCACTACATCGACGGCGAGCGTGTAACTAACAAGGTACGGAAACTCAACAAGGGCGCTGGTGGCACGGTGCTGAACAAGTCGATGATTGAGGCGATTCTTGATTACGATTATTCGGAGTACCTCGCAACGCAGCTGCTGAAGCGTAAGCAGCAGGGCGTGTGGAAGGCCAAAGGTCTTGCTCTAATCTGCGACGACAGGGAGGGCGAATACGCGGCCCGTTTGCGCATGGCGCAGGTTGACGCGAATTCCGGCGTTGGTAACACGATCGGCATTGATGCGGACGACGAAGAATACACCGTGATTAACTCTGATATTTCAGGCATCCCGGAATTCTTGTCCGCCAAAATGGATCGGATTGTCGCGCTGTCAGGCATTCATGAGATCGTGCTGAAGAACAAAAACACAGGTGGCGTTAGTGCCAGCCAAAACACTGCGTTGCAGACGTTTTATAAGCTGGTGGAGCGCAAGCGCAACGACGACTACAAACCACTGTTAGAATTCCTGCTACAATTCATTGTCACTGAGGAAGACTTCAGCGTAGAGTTCGAACCGCTGTCACTGCCGACCGATTCAGAGAAGGCCGATATCTTTAAGAAGAACGCAGACGCAGTACACGGACTGGTTACGGATCAGGTCATTGATGCGAACGAAGCACGTGATACCCTGTCCGCGATGGTTCCCGAACTGAAGTTGAAAGGCAATGCGCCGGAACAGAAAAAGTTACCGGATCGCACGCCTGGTGCTGGTAAGACCAAAACGCAAAAATCGCAGATCCTGAACAACACGGAGGAAGGCGGTGATGAAAGTTAACGGCAGAATTCCAAACTGGCGTTATCCTGAAGCAAGCGAGCGGGATTTATCCCGCTTGATGCAGGACGCGACAACCGATCTGGTCGTGGAAATGCGGGATCGGTTAGATCGCCTGAAGTTCGACGCCACGGCGGAGGAAATCAACGAGGCGGAAGACGATATCAACGAGGCGGCGATCGCGTTCTTTGCCACCGTCATTGCGGCGCTGGCATCCATTGGCCTGACCATCTACCGCTTCAACTCTAAGCAGTGGCTGGTTATTGCGCTGGCGGCTGGCGGGCGCGATAATGAAGCGGTTATAATGCTGAAGGAATTCGGCGCTGGTGGTTATGAGCAGTGGTATCAGCAGGCGCTGAAGAAATGGCAGGATACCGCAAAGGCATCAATCCAGAAGTTAACAGCCGATATCGTCGCTGACTGGACAACGAAAGTTCGAACCGCCAACAACATCGGCAAGACTCGCGAACAGATCGATGAAATCATCGAGGGCCGATACGCCATTTATGGCAGTTGGTCGCGCAACCGGGCGAGCGGCATTATCGGAAGTTTTAACAGTATGTTGATGATGCAGCGACTAAAAGATGCTAAAGTATCGCATTACTTTTGGTTCGGCATGATGGATGACCGCGAACGCGAAAGCCACATCAAACTAGAAGGTAAGCGACGCCGCGTAAACGGTGACGGCATTTTTCCCGGCGAGGAGTACGGTTGCCGTTGCTGGGCGGTTCCCGATTTTAATAACGTAGAGGAATTACAATGAAAAGAGTTCAAAGATTCGACACGGTAAAGGTGAAAGCCCGCTTTGATGAAAACGGCTTTCTGGTCGATACCCCGATCGTTGCGCGTATCGGCGCACAGACCTACCAGACCCCGAACGGCCAGCGCGTTGAGTTTCGCCCGCGCTCCGAGGTGTTCGACGCTGAATCGCTGGCGTCATACCAGGGCAAGCCAATTACTTTGGGTCACAAGATGGTTAACGCCAAAAACGCGAAAGGGCTGGTGGTCGGATCCTGTTCCGGCGCTGGCAAAGAGGACGGGATCGGGGTTCTGGTTCCGGTGATGATTTACGACGGGGAGTCGATCGAGCAGGCGAAACAGCGCGTAGCGGCTGAATTGTCCGTTGGGTACACCTCGATCGATATCGACAAAAAAGGCTGGGGCAACAACGCGACGGGCGAATACTACTTCGATGAAGACCTACCGGAAAACTTCGAAGAACTGAAAAACGATTCCGTCTCTGATTGGGTTCGCTTTGATGCCGTGCAAACGAAGATTCGCGTTAACCATGTGGCGCTTGTTTTTCGCGGGCGTGCAGGAATTGCGAAATTAAATCTTGATAGTGAGCAAGAATTTCCCTATGATGACGACTCAAACCACAAAGGAGCTAAAACGATGATTATCAAAATTGACGGCGTAGACGTCGAAGTAGCCGATAACGTAGGCGCACATATTGCTAAACTGGACGCACAGATCGCAACCGCAACCAGTCAGGTAACGAGCATCACCGCAGAGCGCGACGCACTTCAAACCAAAGTTGATGGCATTGAAGATGAAGTGGCGGCACGTGTTGCCAAAATCAAAGCCGACGAAGACGCGAAGCAGAAAGTTGTCGCGATCGTATCCGCCGCTGGCATCAAGTGCGACGGCCTGGACGTTAAAGCGATGAAAGTTGCTTACATCAAAGAAGCGGATGGCCGCGACTTGTCAGATAAAGAAGATTCGTATATCGACGCTTCTTTTGACTTTATCTCCAATTCTGATAAGATGGCAAGCAATCGCTCTAAAGTCTTCGCCAAAAAAGAAGATGGTGAGCAGGAAGACAAGAAAGGCGCGCCGAAACTCGATGGTTCCAACATCATCGACCCGCAAGCCAAATTCCGTAACTAATACCGTGCGGCCTTCGGGCCGCTACAAAATCCAAATCAAGGAGATTTAATCATGGCAATTCCTGCAACCTATACCCGCAAGCGCGATATTTGCATTCCGGGCCAGATCGCGGATACTTCGCTGTACAACATCGACGGCACCTGTGCCGCTGCAAATGACATTTTAACTGGCGTTCTGGTCGCGTTGTCCGGTGGCGTTGTTGATGGTCATAAAGTGGTCGATACCGCTAAAACTGCTGATGCTGTTCTGGTGGGCGTAACCACTCATTCCCATTACCAATCGCCGGAATTCAAATACGACAAATTTTCCGCCGTAAACGTTATGACGCATGGCCGCGTGTGGTGTCGCGCTGCATCTACCGTAACCGCAGCCGATTGTGCTTTTAAGTCGCTGGTAACTTTCGGTGATGATGGCACCGTGGCAAAAGGCGATGCTGGCCTAATCAAAACCGGGTACACTCACACTGGCGAGTGGTTCAAAAACAAAGATGGCGTAGTCCTGGTGAAAATCCAGTTAACGCAGGACGCAACCGCGCCAGCCGCTCCCGCCGCTGGTGGCGAGTAAAAAATAGGGGCTTCGGCCCCTTTTTCATACGTTAAAAAAACCTTTGACCGTTTAGCGATTCGTGCTATTCTTCATCTCGTTAAGTCAAAACACACAAACAGGAGTTTCAAATGACTATGAAATTAGATGCATTCGAGCAGAATGCAATCAAGGTTGCAATGCAGGGTATGGGCATCGACGCTAACAAACTCGATGCGCACGGCATCTGGACTGTTAATCAGCTTACCCAACTCTTAAATCGCCAGTACGAGCAGGCTTACCCGCAAACTGGTGTGCTGGAGCTTTTCCCGGTTACTACCGAACTGAGTCCGGTAACGAAAAACTTTGAATGGCTGGAGTTTGACGGCGTGACCTCTGCGAAAATCATCGCGGATTATACCGACGACCTGCCGACCGTTGAAGCGATGGCGTCCGAGAAAACTGGTAAAGTGTTCCGCCTGGGTAACGCGTGGTTTATCTCCATCGACGAAATCAAAGCAGGTCAGGCGCTGGGTTCCAGCCTGAGCGACCGCAAAGCGTCTCTTGCACGCGAAGGCCATGAAACCCTGGTTAACGATCTGGTGTTCAAAGGTTCCGCGCCGCATAACATCGTTAGCGTGTTCGATCAGCCGAACATTAACCGTCTGACCTCCGCAAGCTGGACTACGCCGGAAATCGCATTCAGCGAGTTGCAGGATCTGATCGAGACGATCGAAGATGTAACGCTGGGCCGTCACCATGTTACCAACATCGTGATCCCTCCGTCCAAGCGCCGCCTGCTGACGCAGAAAATGCCGGACGTTACGGAAAGTTACCTCGCGTGGTTCAAAGAGAACTACCCGAATGTAACCATCACCGCGATTGCGGAACTGGAAGATATCGACGGCGCAGGTACTAAAGGCGTGCTGGCATACGAAAAAGATCCGATGAATATGTCGATCGAGATCCCGGAACGCTTCAACATGCTGCCGATGCAGCCGAAAGACCTGCATTTCAAAGTGCCTTGCACCTCCAAATGCACTGGCCTCATCGTGTATCGTCCGCTGACCATCGCCATTCTTTCTGGCGTGTAATTAGAATGGCCCTTCGGGGCCATTTTTTATTGTTGCGAAAAACCTTTCATTGTGTTTAAATCAAACCTCACCAAAACAGGAGAGATACAAAATGGCTAAAAAAGATACTGCTACCATCGAACCGGAAATCAACGAAAAGCCGGAAACCTCACAGCCGGAAACCGCGAAGCCGGATATGGTAACAATGGAAAACGTGGGCGCTTGCCTGATTAAGTTCGACGGCAAGAAAGTTCTACCGGGCGAAACCTTCGAGATCGAAGAGTCTCAAGTTAACCGCTTCCGCCACGATATCTTCAAAGGCCGCGTAGAATTCCACGATGATATTCGCCGCACTCGCGACTACATCGCAGCAGTGAAAGCGAAAGCAAAAACCATCGTGCAGCCTACGAGCGCCGAATAAAAAAACCAATAAGGGCGCTACGGCGTCCTTTTTCATATCTGGAGAAAGACCATGAATTATACGATTCAAGATGTGATCGACAAAATGCGCAGCCTCGCGCCGCCGCTTAAAGAAGTACCTGAAGAACTGCTAACCGCGTGGGTGGTGCTGGCTGAGGAATTCGTATGCGCGTCTAAGTTCGGAGATTCGATCATTACAGCGCTGGCGCTGATGACCATGCACCTGATGTTTCTGGACGGCGCAATGAAGCAGGAAGGCGAAAGCGTGGAATCATACTCGCAGCGTGTAGCGTCATTCACCCTGACCGGGGAGTTTTCCCAAACATTCGATCGCGTGTCTTCGGCTAGTGACAACGAAATGCTATCAACTCCGTGGGGTAAAATGTACTGGCGCATGCTGAAAATGCGCGGCGGCGGCTTCGGCCTTATGACCGCTGGCGGTCTTCATCGTTGCGGCATGGGAGGTTAAACGCCATGAACTACAAAGCAATTCAGGCCCGCGCTAGTGCGGGCATCAAGTTTTTCAGCGATGCCGATGGCGTATTCAACAAGTACACCAAAGGCGCTGGCGGCGGCATCGACCCCGAAACCGGGGAGGATATCATCCCTGGCGAGGTTGTGACCACAATCAAAGGTGCGGTGCGGGATATCAAAGATCGCGATATCAACGGCGAAACTATCCTCGCTGGCGACAAGCGCGGCTTCTTCACTCACGACGTACCAATCATGGAAGGTGACGAAATCGACGTCGACGGGGAGCGCTATCGCGTGGTTAATGCCCGCCCGGTGAAACCTACCGGAACCGTTGTTGCCTACCGCCCTGTTTTGCGAAGGGTGGCGACTTATGGCTAATTATACGATCCGGGAGTTCACAGGGGCAATTGATGCGTGGTGCAAGGCGGCTGGTGACGCGCTGGAGGACGTTGTACGCATGACGTGCGAGGATATCCTGAAAGATCTTGTGATGCGCTCTCCGGTCGATACAGGCCGCTTCCGTGGCAACTGGCAAATAACTTTTAACCGTGCGCCACTTTACGCCATCAACGCATACGACCAGGCCGGGACGAAGACTATCCAGAACGGCAACGCGAATATTGCGCTGTTCACAAAGGGAGCCGGGATTACTTCGATCTGGTTCAGTAACATGCTAATCTATGCGAACGCGCTCGAATACGGACACTCAAAGCAAGCGCCGAATGGCGTTGTAGGAGTTGTCGCGATCCGATTGGGCGTATACGTGACTGAAGCAATCAAACGAGCGAGGGCGAAAAATGCACTATGATATTGCGTTAAAATGCAAGGCAGTGGCGGCTAAATTTGCCGCCGATAACGGGATTATGATCGCGAGCGATAACGTTGACTTTAAGCCGCCAGCCAACGGCGGTACGCACCTTAAATTTTCATACATCGAAGCGGATTCCCGATCTGTTAGCCTATCCAGGGAGTGTCGCGTTTACCTGGGGCTGGTTCAGGTTGATGTGATCTTTAAACCCGGAACTGGCACCGACGCCGCAAGGTTAATCGCGCAAAACGTTGCAAAATATTTCCCTGAAGGTAAAATCTTGGGCGATGACAAAATTAATCTTTACGTAAGCGAGTGGGCCGAGGTTCACGGAGTGCAGAAGGCGCAAACCGGGTGGTTCTTCCCGGTTCGCTTTACGGTAAGATGTGAACAAATGGAGGCGAACGGGTATGCACTTACCTAACGGGAGCAAGATTTTTATTGAGTCTAGTTTTGAAAACGAAACAGAGGTCGTTGGCGCGGACACGACTCCGCCAGCCGGGAACACTACTCCGGCCAACACATTCGTTTTGCTATTCAAAACGCCGACAGATACCAATCTTTATAAAATTAACGATATCGTTATGATCACGCGTTCGGATAGGTACGGATTCCTTGAGGGTAAAATTTATCGCGTTTGGTCGGTTGGTGGTGGCGGTCGAATCCGTCTTTGGCCTGAAGACAGAGCGAGCGAACTGGAGGCTGGAGCGTCTATTTCATTCCCCGGCGCGATCCGAAAAATAACAGCATGGGCCGAGCTTCCTTGCGTGCAATCAATCGACAAGGAAGGCAACGAGCAAAACTGGTACACCTACCAGTGCTTGCATAGTGGGAGGGAGGAGCGACAGAAGACGACTAAATCAGCCTTGTTTATGACGTATACTATGGCTCATGACCCACAAAATCCGGCGTATGCGATCATGAAATCTCGAGAGAAAAGCAAAACACTAATGGGTGCTTACATGCTCATTCCGCGAGCAAAAGAGCTTCGCTATTGGTCTGGTAACGTCTCATTCGATGACATTCCGTCAACGACGGTAAACGAAATGGAGACTGTGGCGTTACGAATGGCGATTCGAGGCACTTATAATTTCTTGCCATCCAGCTAACTAGCGGGCATAATGGCGAGGTTAATCAAACATCAAAACAGGAGTATTCAACATGCATTTACCAAACGGTGCAAAGGTCTTCTTTGAGAAGGCGCGCGGTGCGGAGGTTCCGTTTACCGCAATGACCAACGACGCGAAAAACCCAAAAATCACGGTGGCAGATGGTACGCTCGACGTTAACGATATCGTAATCTTTACCGATTGCACATGGAGTGACTTTGTAAATAAAGTGGCACGCGTCAAGTCGGTATCGGCTGGTGTGGCAACTCTGGAAGAGTTCGATACCTCCGACACCAACAAATACCCTACGGCTGCAACCGGAAGCGTGAGCGTCGTCACTGACTGGATCGAGTTGCCTTGTATTCAGGATTTGGGCAAAGACGGCAACGAGCAGCAGTATTATAACTACCAGTGCCTGAGCGATGAGCGCGAACAGTCCGAGCCTACCTATAAGTCGGCGGTGACGCTTAACTACACGTTTGCGCACGAGTACGATAACGCAATCTACCCGGTGCTGCGTGCAGCAGACGCCAGCAAAGAGGCGAAAGCGATGTACATGTACGTCCCGCGAGCGTCCGAGGTTCGTTATTGGTCTGGTACTGCATCATTCGATGACATTCCGACTACGGCTGTCAACGAGATGGAGACGGTAGCGCTTGATGTTGCACTCAAGGGTGCGCACGTCTTCCTTCCGGTGGTCGCTTAATTAACTGGCGGGGCTTGTGCCTCGCCTTTTTTTATGCATAATAGCATTCAATACATACCAATCAGGAGATTACAAAATGGCTAAGTTTAAAATTCGCATTGGCGGCGAACTTCCTTCCTTCAAACTTCCGGTAACTTTCACTTGCCCCGATGGCAAGGATGCAACCATCAACATGACGGTAAAACATCACTCCACCGATGAAATGAAGGAGTTTTATGAAAGCGAAGAAAAAGCGCCGAAAGGTAACGTGGATTTTATCCGCTTCATGGCCGAAGGCTGGGATCTGGACGAAGAATTTACGGATGAAAACATTTCCTGGCTGTGCTCGCATTACCCTTCCTTTGTCATGGCATTGCCTCAAACGTACATGGCCGCGCTTGCCGGGCATCGTGCAAAAGTCTAAGGCGGGCTGTTTATCTAACGCTTCAGCCTGAGTTAACCGATCGCCAGCTTGCTGAGTATGGTTTACGGCGATCGGATTACGAGGCTGATTTAGAGGAAATTTTCTTCGATGAGCAGACCGCCCAAAGTTGGCAACTATTCCAGGCTATGCAAACGCAATGGCGCATTGGGATGAATGGCCCAACGGGGCTGGACTATAATACATTGCCTATGTTCTTTGAATTGTATAAAATCGACAATCGAGAAGCGGCATTGCTTGACTTGCAGATCTTGGAGGGTGAATACCTCAAACAGATCTACAAAAAATCACAATAAGCGCCTACGGGCGCTTTTTTCATATGGGGGCTAACATGGCTGATAAAGTAGCTGGCTTGACGTTCGGCGTTGACGTGTCGCAGGTTGACAGAGCGGTGCGATCACTTGCCGAACTGAAGAACCAAAGCCAACAAACCGGGGCGGGTCTTCAGTCGCTGGCGGACGCTGAGAAGCGCGCGACGGCGCAGACTGAGGAAATGAACCGCGCGTTGCAGAACCAAAAGAAAACCACGGAAAAGGCCAAGACCAATTTCAACAACATCGCGGGCGCTATCGATCCCACGATCGCGAAAATGGCTAACTTGCGCAAGGCTTCGGAAGAACTGGATAAGGCCTGGCAATTGGGCCTTGTGCCGGACAAGGAATTCTTCCGCCTGGGCGCTATCATCGAATCTACCACCAACCAACTCCGGCGGCAGCAGGCGGCGCTAACCGAAGAGGGTCGCGCAGCAATCGCGGAGGCGGAGGCAAAGCAGAAGGCGGCAAACGCCGGGCGTGATTTTGTCGCCAGCTTGAAGCAGCAAGCAGAATCAGCAGGCAAAACACGCGCCGAACTTCTGGAAATGAAGGCGGCACAATTGGGCGTGTCGGCAGAAGCGGCACCGTTCATTAATGCCATGAAGCAGCAGGAGCAGGCGTTAAAAAAACAGCAGAGCGCGATGGGCCTCGCTGGCATTTCTGCCGGGCAATATCAAGCAGCAATGCGCCAGCTTCCGGCGCAGATTACTGACGTTGTGACGTCGCTTGCTTCAGGTATGCCAGTCTGGATGGTGGCAATTCAGCAGGGCGGGCAAATCAAGGATAGCTTTGGCGGCATCGGTAATACATTCCAGGCGCTGAAAAATTTAATCTTTGGCACTAGCGCTGATATTAATGAATCTCTGGACGAAACCAGCGAAAGCGCAAGCGATCTGGCTGAGAGCTTTAATAATACCGCCGAGGCTGGCGAAAAGATGGGTGGTCTAATCAGATTCATTAACCCGCTAACCATTGGTGCGCTTGCTCTTGGTGTTGCCATCGCGGCTGTTTCAAAGGCTGGTTATGATGCATGGAAGTCACAGCGTGATCTGGCGAATGCGCTGGTGCTGACTGGTGGTTATGCTGCCACTACCACAGGGCAGATTAACGATCTTGCCAATGAATTGAGCGAGACTTCGAGCGCAACTTCAGGGAGAATCCAGGATATCGCGTCAACTTTGGCCTCTTCTGGAAAATACACCATTGGCCAGATTAAGACCATCACGAAGACTACGGCGGAATGGGAAGCGCAGACGGGAGAGAGCAGCGATAAGATCAAGGGCTACTTTGACCAGATCTTAAAAGATCCGGTTAAGGGGCTTGCTGATCTTAACGATAAGTTTAACTTCCTGAATGAAGGCCAGCTAACCTACATCGAATCTTTGCGTAAAACCAAAGGCGAGACGGCAGCAGCAGATGCGGCGACAAAGCTGTTTGCTGACACGATGGATAAGCGGCTGAAAGATGTGGCTGACAGCGCAACACCTCTTGAAAAAATGTGGATGGATATCAAGAAGTGGGCGTCTGACTCATGGGATTGGGTTGGAAATCACACGGTAGGGGCGCTAAACCTTATCGTTGATACTGTATCGGCAATCATCAACACGATCAGAAAGTTGATTACCGACGGCGACGCTATGATCGCGCAGTTTGTCGTTGACGCTGGCCGGACACTGCAAAAAATTCCCGGCATGGGTGACTTTGGAAATGACTTTCTGGCGCAGCAGGAGCAGTTAATCAAGGACTCGAAAGCCAAATCCGCCGAGCTTGCAAAAACCATTGCGGAACAGCAAGCAAGGATCGCAAAAGGCGAGATGGGTTACATTGATGCCGCCAACAACAAAGATGTTTCCGGCGGCTACAGCAGCAAAACGAAGGAACGCGTAAATCAGGAAGAAAAGGATATCCTGAAAAACCGCAACGCAAGGAAGCAGCAGGCAGACGCGGGAGTAAAAATTGATGAGCAGTACCAGGCTGAACTGCTATCGCTCCAGGCGCAGTTAAAGGTTTTGCAGCAGCATAAAGGGCTTGACGACAAGATCAGCCAGCAGCGCAAAGACTACTTCGAGACGGTTGCTAAATTCCAGGTTTTGGAAGAGGCAAGCCAGAAACGAAAACTGACCCAAAGCGAACAGCAGATGCTGGCGAACAAACAGAATATCCTGTACATGGCGGAGCAAAAGGCCATCGTGGGAGATCAGATTGTTCAGCAGCAGAGACTGAACGCCTTGCTTGACAAGTCGACCAAGTATCAAAACCAGATGGCGGAGAAAACCAAAGCGCTACAGGATACCGCCGGAATGGGTAGCAAGGAGCAGGAGAGATACCGGGCCAATGCGCAGATGGCGGCAGACTGGACGAACAACGGCGGATCTTTGAGTGACCCTGGATTTAAAGCCATGCAGGATGCAAGCAATAAATTCTACGCACAGCAAGATGCGCAAATGCTGAACTGGAAGGCCGGGTTCACTCATGCATGGGCTGATATTGGCAACGAAGTTAATGACGTGTACGGCAATATCGGGGAGATCACCCAAAACGCATTTAGCGGAATGGCGAGCGTGCTGACTGATTTTGTCATGACTGGTAAGGCCAGCTTTAGCGACTTTGCAAAGAGCGTGATCACTGACATTACTAACATGCTGATTAAAATGGCGCTGTTTAACTCGCTTTCTGCTGCGTTTGGTGGTGGTGGCACGTTCAGCTTCTCCAGCATGTTCAGCAAAGGATTTGCTGGTGGTGGTTACACTGGCGACGGCGGGAAGTATGAGCCAAAAGGCATTGTTCACGGCGGGGAATTCGTGTTCACGAAGGAGGCGACGCAAAGGTTAGGCCCGGAAAACCTATACCGACTAATGCGCGGCTATGCAAGTGGCGGCTTGGTTGGCGGTAACGCAAGTTCCGGATCTGGAATTACCAACGGCGGCAACGTCGCGGCGTCGGCGGCTATGGTGTTCACCATTGGTGATATTAACATCACGATGGGTTCCGGTCAGGATAGCAAGGGCTTAGAGCAGGGAGTAAGGCAGATCGTGAATGATATGTTCACGGAGGCCTTGAGCCAAAACGGGCGCATTGCGAAGTTCGTCAATGAGAAAACGAGGAGTTAACAGTGGATTCTTTTACTTGGTGTACTCAAATTCAAGGAGGGGCGGCGAAGGTCGCCGTCTCCAACAACGTTCGATCGATCAGCTTTGGAAATGGCTACATCCAAACGGCGTCGAGTGGCATTAACACAAAGCGCCGGACGGTTTCGATCGTTTATGGTGGGTCGGATTGGGAGGCGGTTTATGACTTCTGCCAGGAGCACGTAACCACTCCGTTTGTATGGACGGCTCCGGATGGAAGGGCGGGCGTATTTATCGTAACTGCCGATTCCGTTAACCTTGCGCCGCAAGGTGGGGGGATGTTTGAGGTCACGGCGGAATTCGCCGAACGCTTCACTTCAGCCGGATAATCAAAAAGCGCCCTTTACGGGTGCTTTTTTTTGGCCTATGATCTGGAGTCAAATAGAGGAGGGCTTACGATGACAGCCAATGTTTCAAAAGAGTTTGCGAACTGCTTACAAAAACTTTTTCCCGGCGAGATCCTAACGCTGATTGATATTGACGCCACAAAGTTCGGTGGTCAGGTCTACCGATTCCATAACGAGAACGTCGCCTATACAACCGAGGAGCTTTTAGCAGCGGTGAACGGCGGGACGCTTCAGCCAAAGATGATCACGTTTCGCGGCGAGCAGTACGGCCCGCGCCCGTTCGGCCTGGGAGGGATCGCAATGTCGAGTGATGGCACGGTGGAAAAGCCAACGCTGACGGTTAGCAATATTGATGCGCAAGCGAGTGCTCTTATTCGCTCCTACAACGGCCTCATGCAAGCGAAGGTTACGGTGTGGGTTTTGGTCAAGGATTTGCTAAACGTCGACGGCAGCGTTAATGAGGGTGATTTTAGACGATTTGTTTACTACATCGAGCGCCCAAAACAAGTCGACCCGCAAAAGGCAACGTTCGAATTAACATCCGTTTTTGATATGGATGGATTGATGATCCCGGCCCGCCTAACGCAAACCGTTTGTTATTGGGCGCAGCGCGGATGGTATAAGTCAGGCAACGGCTGCGACTACAACGGGCAGAATGGATACTTCGACAAGTTAGGGAACAGTGTTGACGACCCGGCGCAAGATGTTTGCGGTGGCCTGGTTTCTTCTTGCAGGCTTCGCTTTGGTAGTGAGCCGTTGAGTTTTGGCGGTTGTGCGACAGCAACGTTAAAGAGTGGTAGCTAATATGTTGACTCCGAAAATTAAAATGCAGATCATGCAGCACGCGAAGGAAGTCTACCCGCACGAATGCGCCGGGCTGGTAACGCAAAAATCACGCGTGCAAAAATATCACCGACTCGACAACGTTTCACCAGATCCTGAGAACGAGTCAATGCCGGACGAAACGCAGTATGCGCTGGCGGCAATGGATGGGGAACCGATCGCCTTCGTTCACTCCCACACTGGCGACGGGGCAACCACCGTTCCGAGCGCCACAGATTTATGCTTCTGTGATGAATCTGGCTTGTCGTGGGTTATCGTCTCCATCCCGGAAGGCGATATGCGAATCATTGAGCCGAAACGCCGTCCGCTGATTGGTCGACCCTGGGCGCTGGGGGCTTACGATTGCTATGGCCTTATTATGGATTTTCACAAGCGCCACGGCGTCACGCTAAAAGATCGGCGGGTTCCGTTCGAATGGTGGAAGCCGGAATACAAAGAGAATCTTTACCAGGACTACTGGCAAGAGGACGGGTTCATTGAAAACACTGGAGAGCCTGAAGTTGGCGATATGATCATTTTTCAGCTTCAGGCGGAGAAGTGGAATCACGCGGGGATTTACGTTGGAAATAACAACATCCTTCATCACGCATATGGCAAGCTGTCTCGCCGGGATATCTATTCTGGATGGTACGAGCAGCATAAGGTTTTAATTTGCAGGCACAAGGAGCTTAAACATGGCATCACATACAAAGACGATTAAACTTTCTGGTTCCCTGGGGCGTCGGTTCGGCGTATTCCACAAACTTGCGGTTGATTCGGTTGCTGAATGTATCCGGGCGCTGTCTTACCAGGTGGAAGGGTTTAAGCCTTTCATGCAGAGCAAAGTTGGTTCAAACATGCGCTTCGGCATCATCGCAGACGGAAAACCAATCAGCACGGACGACTTTGCGACTTTCGCCGTGGCCAGGGAGATTCGAATCATCCCGATCCCAAAAGCCAGAAAGAACGGCGGGTTGTTGCAGGTCGTTATCGGGGCGGCAATTATGGTTGCGGCCTTCTTTACTGGTGGCGGTTCGCTGGCGGCTATGGGCGCTTTTTCGTCGGCGGCTTTTATGGCTGGTGGCTCAATGGTTTTGGGTGGCGTAATGCAGATGATCGCCCCGCAGATGGGCGGCAACATGCGGGCAAGCGAATCACCTGAAAATAAACCATCCTATGCGTTCGGCGGGCCGATTAACACCACGGCGGCGGGGTATCCAATCCAATTGCCATACGGTTACAGATTGGCTGGCGGCGCGTTGTTCGGTTCTGGATCTTACGCTGAAGACAACAACTAATTAAGCGATTCGCTTTTTAGCCTGGGGGCATAGCCTCCGGGCTTTTTGTCGTGTACAATTGCGAGACTATTAACAGGAGGCTAAACGATGACTAATATCAAGGCCCGTAAGGGTGGCTCAAGTTCGCCGCGTACCCCGGTAGAAATGCCAGATAACCTGATCTCAAAAGATAAGGTTAAATTGTTGCTTGCTGTTTCGGATGGTGAAGTGGTTAATGACTTCAGCTTAAAGCAGTTGCATTTTGGCGGAGTTCCGGTTCAGAACGAGGATGGAACTTACAACTACGAAGGTGTGATTGCTGAGTTCCGCCCCGGCACGCAAACGCAGGATTATATCCAGGGCTTCAGCGAGTCAAGCGCTGAATTCCAGGTTTCTCGCGACGTTACTTACAATACTCCGTACACGCTTACCGTATCGAACAAAAATCTGTCTGCTATTCGCTTCCGCCTGTTATGGCCGCGCGTGCTTACTCAAAAAGATAATGGCGATATGGTCGGATCGGTTGTTGAGTACAAGATCGAGATGGCGGTAGACGGCGCAAGTTATCAGACCTACCTAACTGGCAAGATTGACGGCAAGAACACGACTGGCGGTTACGATCGGAGTATTCGCGTTAACCTGCCGCAAGACTTCACGTCGCAGGTGCTTATCCGCGTTAGCCGAGTAACGCCTGACGCTGACGGGGTGAAGGTTGTCGACGCTTTCCAGGTTGAATCCTACGCTGAAGTTATTGATGCCAAATTCCGCTACCCGTTAACGGCCATGCTTTACGTTGAGTTCGATAGCGATCTGTTCCAGAACCAGATCCCCACTATCTCACTCAAAAAGAAATGGAAGATTATCCAGGTTCCGAGCAACTACGATCCGATTAATCGCACGTACTCCGGAACGTGGGACGGTGTTTTCAAGTGGGCGTGGAGCAATAACCCGGCCTGGGTGCTTTATGACCTAATCATGAATCAGCGCTATGGCTTAGACCAGCGTGAGTTAGGAATCCCGGTTGATAAGTGGTCGCTGTACGAGGTGGCGCAATACTGTGATGAGCTTGTGCCGGACAATCGCGGCGGGATGGAACCGCGTTACCTGATGGATGTAGTTGTTCAGTCGCAGGTTGAGGCGTTCCAGTTGGTAAGGGATATTTGTTCCGCGTTCCGTGGAATGACGTTCTATAACGGTGAAAGCCTTTCGATTATCGTCGATAAGCCGCGCGATCCGGTGTACCTGTTTACGGCTGATAACGTCGTTGATGGCGTGTTCGTTCGGACGTTCCCTAGCGAAAAGACGATGTACACATCGTGCAACGTTATGTTCGACGACGAAGAGAACCAGTATGAACAGGATGTTGAACCAGTTTTCAACCCGGATGCAGCCATGCGATTTGGTCATAACCCAACGAGCATTACAGCGATCGGGTGTACCAGAAGGACTGAGGCGAACCGCCGTGGGCGTTGGATTCTGCAAACGAACCTAAGCGCTACAACCGTTTCGTTTTCGACTGGCCTGGAAGGTATGATTCCTTCTTGCGGCGATGTGATTTACGTTGCAGATCCGCACTGGCAATCAGCCTTTAACCTGGTGCTATCAGGACGCGTTATGGAAGTATCAGGCGTGCAGGTCTTTCTGGCCTACCGTTGCGACGCGAAAGCTGGAGACACTCTGATCCTGAATACTGACGACGGCAAGCCAGTGCGTCGCACCATTGCCAGCGTTTCGGCAGATGGCAAAACCATCACGCTAAACGTCGGATATAACTTTGACGTTGCGCCTGACAGCGTGTTCCTGATCGAAAGTGATCAGCTTGCGGCGGAACAGTATGTAGTAACCAGGATCGAAAAGGGTAGTGATGACGACGAATTCACCTTTGCCATCACGGCTACGCAGTACAACCCGAACAAGTATGACGCGATCGACAACGGAGTAATTACCGACGACCGACCAACTTCGGTTGTTGACCCGGATTCAATGGGCGCTCCGACAGGCTTAACGATTAGTTCATTTTCCCGCATTGTTCAGGGGATGAGCGTCGAAACGATGGTGATCGGCTGGTCTGCCGTGCAGTATGCAAAACTGTACGAGGTGCAATGGCGCAAGGATGGCGGTAACTGGAACAACGTTCCGCGCACGGCTACAACGCAGGTTGATATTGAAGGCATCTATGCTGGCGAGTATCAGGCCCGCGTAAGGTGCATTAGCGGCGGGAATGTGGCGTCTCCGTGGTCTGCGTTGGCAACCGCCACACTGACCGGGAAAGTCGGAGCGCCAAAAGGCCCGATTAACCTTTTTGCGTCGGACGATGAGATCTTTGGCATTCGCGTTAAGTGGGCCATGCCTGAAGGAGCGGAAGACACGGCATACATTGAGCTTTACCAGTCGCAAAGCGGAACCGATCAGGATGCAAGCCTGCTTACACTGATTCCATACCCGGCGGCTGAATACTGGCACTCAATTTTGCCCGCTGGCTACGTGAACTTCTATAAGGCTCGAAGCGTAGACCGGATCGGCAACGTTTCAGAATGGACTGATTACGCTCGCGGTATGTCGTCGACAGATGTTAACATCATCACGGATGCGATTCTGGATGAAATCCTGGACAGCGACGCGATGAAGGAGCTACAGGAAAGCGCACAGGATAGCGCGGCAAAACTCAATGACTACGCGAACAGCATCATTCAAAATGCGCTGGCGAATGATGCAGATGTTAGGAGAATGACGAAGGAGAACGGTAAGCGGAAGGCAGAGATCGCGCATACTACGGTGCTGATTGCCAACGAATCAGAAGCGAGGGCGGCTGAAATTACGGAGCTTAAAACGCAGATTGATGAAGATATCACATCGCAGATTACGATCCTTAATGAAGCGCTGGCAACGGAAAGCGAGACGCGAGCGACGCAAATTAACCAATTGCAAACGCAATTTGGCGAGGATATGGCCGCCGGGTTCACGCAGGTTAACGAAGCTATCGCAAACGAGAGCGAGGCGCGGGCAACATCCGAAGCGGCACTAGATGCCAAAATCGGGCAAAACTCCGCAGCGCTAGATCAGAAACTCGACTCGTGGGCAAACGTTAATGGCGTTGGTTCCATGTATACGATGAAGCTGGGCTTGAAGTACAACGGACAGGAATATAATTCCGGGATGGCCCTACAGCTTACAGCGCAAGGGAGCAACATTGTTTCGCAGGTGCTGTTCATTGCTGATAGATTTGCTATCATCCGTAATGCGGCGTCGGGCGCGTACACGCTACCGTTTGTTGTGCAGAATGACCAGGTGTTCATGAATAACGCTCTTATTCAGGACGGTTCGATTACCAACGCGAAGATCGGCAACGTTATTCAGTCCAACAACTTTCAGGAGAATGTTGCAGGATGGAGGCTTGATAAAAATGGCGTATTTGTCAACTATGGTTCAACATCTGGCGAAGGTTCCATCAAGCAAACTAACCAGAACATCACGGTTCGAGATGGTAGCGGCCGCGTTCGTTGCCAGTTGGGTAGGATCACTGGATCATGGTAAAATTAATGCCGGGAGAAATCCCGGCTTAACAAAAGGAGACAGACAATGGCTTATGGCTTTCAATCTTGGGATGCGAACGGGAACCCCAACAACTATGGGATCGTCCCTGTTTCGGTTGCTGGATATATTGCTTTGGCGCAAGGACAGAAAAGCGGAACATGGTCTTACAACGTTCCACCTGGTTTAAGGTTGGGTTTCTTTTGGGTCGCAAATCAAGACCAGTACGGCACATCGAAGAGGCGAATTACCGTTAGCGGTAATCAGATCGTTGTTTCAGATGCGCCAGATGATGCGCTGGAATCAGGTGTCTACCCGGCGACGCAAGGTTTTATTGTTGTTCAAATTATGAGTTAAAGATTATGGCAGATTACGGAATTTTACTTACCAATGATAGCGGCAATGTTTGGGTTTCTCCTCAAAGCATACCGCTGGCACTGCTATCAAAGCAAAGCATCACCCTGAGAGGTGGAACCAATTCCGATGAGGTGAGATCGGTAACTTACGACACGAATCACCCATGCGTTCCATTCGTTGTCTTTCATGGCTCTTCGCCACAAGGTGCATTCACAAAAATCAGGTACAGCGGAAACACTTGCAGCGTTGTTTTTTCTTTTGGTAAGCAAAACGTATATGCGGAGGTTTATTTTTTCTCCGTGTTCCCACAGCCCAATCCTGGTTATGGACTTGCAATTTGGGATGAAAACGGCACGCTGATTTTGACCAATGAGACCAGGACACTTTCAGACGTACAGACCTACGGGACTGGATTTAACCTAAATGTCACTAATGGCGGGAAGTGGGCGGTTAGTCCTGTTCAGTTAGGTGCGATCGTTGGTGTTATTCGCGATCCGTACCCAAGACCATTTCAGGGAGACTATGGCGCAGCGGCATTTTTTAACGGCTCAAACACGCAACTTACCGCATATCTAACGCAGGCTCCTGGAGGGACAGCCAGCGACCTTACCTACGTCGATATGAAAAACACCTGCATTGCTATTGATTGTTCAAGATACGACTAAAAATAAAGGGGCCATTCGGCCCCTTTTTTACATACCTAACTTCTCCTCAATTGCTGAAAGACGCGCTTCGAACCCCTTCGCGATAAACATGTTCAACTCCTCAAGGCGGAACGAATATCGATCGCCAGCCGGAATGGTTTTGTAGATCGGGTTTTCTGAACCGTCCTCATTCGCCGGGCCGTAGTGGTCAACAACGGTTTTTTCTTCCCACTTGTCGTAACAGATAAAAGCATAATCAAATGGCTTTAATCCGTGATTTTCCATAATCTCCATTGCGCGCTGAACAGTTAACCCGCAGTGCTCGCGGACGTCGTTCATATCAGCTTGCTCCTTCCACGTCCAAAAACCGATCTCCTTCGCAATTTCCTTTGCGGCTTCAATTTCGGGATCAGCCATCACACGAACATCATTTTTCAACCGCGCATCGGAAGTGTTGATAGTTCCGTTTACGGCGTAAATGTTCATCGGTCTGCCAGATCCCCACCCTAAGTTGTATCTATTGTCGTTCACTGGCGTAAACGTCCCGTTATGGTCAACCATCCATCGAGGCGTTCGCGTAATAGAACCGCTTTGGCAAGTTTCAAATACAACTTGCGTTGGCGTTGATGTTTTACCCCAGCCTTCAGCAATTTTAATCGACATTGCACCACGCATAGAGTCAAACTTTTCCCCATCGTGACCGGATGCCCCAACGTAGAAAGTAGATCCTGCTTGCGTTGCACCAATGTATCGCGTCGTGTCGGCTAAACTTCCATCACAGAACATTGCGCGCACTGCTGGTGACGATGTTCCGCTACCTCGCGGAGCCAGCATGTTAATTTCAGGCGCTGGTGTTCCTACGATCTTTAATCCCCTACCATCCTGGTTTTCAGGGAATCCACCGCCAGTGGTGTTGTAGTTCAAATATTCAAAACTTCTAACCTGGTCAAGATCTGAGTGCATCGCCCCGGCTGGAACAATCCACAAATCACCATTGTCTGACACACGAAGCGCAGGGATCCTATCGCTGATGGTCTTACCCTTCGGAGTAACCAGCAAGCGAATCCAGCCGCCGTGATTGGTTGCTCCTGCATTGCCAGCGCCCAGGAAATGCAGCGCCGCGTTGCTGTGTTCGGTGTAATCAGCCCCCAGCCACGGACGCGAGCCATAACCTCCCAAAAGCTGGTTATCCTTCGTCACGCTATTGGATGCCCCGCGAGCATAGTTATGAAACACAGCGGAACCGCCAGCGGTGTTTTCAATGCCGAAAGAGCATTCAGTTGCGTTGTCACCAATGAAGTTTACGCCAACTCCGGTTGTCGCGGTCGTCTCCTTCAGTGGTAGCTTCTGCGTCGACGTAACATCAACGCCGCCGCGAAGGTTAGATGCACCATTGACGCGGAGCGTGCTTAACATCGTAACCGCATTGCTGAAAGTGGCATTCAACCCGGTAACGGTAAAGTTTGCCGCATCAAAAACAACCTGCTTCGCGCTGTTCATATCGCCATTCGGGCGGAAGTACATGCCTTGACCGTCTTCCGGGATGGAGTAAACGATCGCGTTGTTGTTATTGGCCCGAACTACGGCACCGTTCAGGGTTAGCGTAGCGTTACCACCAGGGACGGAAATCGCTTGTGGTTGACTGAACGTGTTAGCTACGTTGGTGCGTGGGATTGTGCTATCGTTAGCCATCAAATAATTAGATGGTGAATTATATACAATCCCGGCTGGCTCCGTGGTAATCCACGAATAACCAGTGCGATCGATGATCGGCCCGGTAATCAACCCATTATTAGATTGCACGTTCAAACGGTTTAACCACATAACTGGAAAGTAACCGTTAGGCGAGAGCAAATAAACATCAAAAGATCCGTCAGTGTTTTTCACAACCCCCAACTTCAAACGTGACGTGCTATTTGATGCCGGAATGAGTGCGCATTGAGTAAAGTTGGCGTCAATATTATTACTGGTTAGCGTATCAGGAAGACCACGGCCAGAAATAGAAAAGATATCGATCGGGAGATTCGCCGAACCGAAGTTAGCGCCACCACCAATAATAAATTGCGCAAAACAGTTTGACTGTCCAGCGTTCTTAACGTTGGCAATCTTCATCCACGCCCGCGAGCTACCTGGCGAGGTTGGCAGCTTATCCGGCGCTTGAACTCCAGCCACAAGATCGACAGTCTGGTTATAAAGATCTTGAGTCTGATCCCTTGCCGACCCGGCTTGTTGTCGTGCTGTTAGCGCCGCTTGCTCCGATGCCTTAGAGTTAGTTTCTGAAGTTTTCGCCGCCCCTTCTGACGCAGCAGCCGCCGCAGCGCTTGCGTCCGCAGCTTCGGAGTCTGCCTTCACCTGATTAGCAAGATTTTGAAGTGCTTCTAAATCAAAATCCTTAAAGAACTCGACCGCATCCGCAATTACGGTTTCTTGCGACTGGTAGTAGCGCAAAGTTTCAGCAACATCTTGCGCCAGGCCGTCAACGGTCAGCGAGTCGCTTAAAAGGATCGCGTAATCGCTGGACGGGACAACCGCGCCGTTTGTGGTGATGGCGTTAATTTGCGTATCACTGACAACCTTGTTAATCACCGCCATCTGAATCGGCGACGATAAAAACATGATTGTTGAGCCTGGGCGAATGAGCGATAAGGATGATTGCCACTTCGTGCCAGTCCCGGTGATAACGCCGTTTGCGTCCATCGCGGCTTTGCCTTGTCTGTATAGTGCCATTTTAAGACCTCTTTTGGTTGGTTGAGTAACGCAGATAATAGCATCAATGAAGAAATAAAAAAAGGAGCCTTGCGGCCCCTTTAGTTGTCAAATCAGAACGGGATATCATCATCGAAATCCATGCCCTGATTACCACCACCGCTTTGCGGCTTCGGTTGTTGTTGCGGCTTCGGTTGCTGAGGCTGGCCCCACCCACCCTGCTGATTACCGCCGCCCTGCATTGGTTCGCGCTGGCTGAATTCCAGTTGCGGCATAATCATTTCATTGTGGCTGTAAGTTGCGCCGTTGTGCTCGCGGTTTACGATCTGAAGTGTCCTGCAGGTTACGCTAATAACCTTGTCGACCTGCAACGCTTCATCGTACCACGCAATCATGCTTTCCTTCGCGAAGAAGACGGCGCGATAGTTGGTGTATACAGTTTCGTCCTGGCCGTCGCGATTGCGTATCTTCATTCGCTCCGACAGGTCGACCGCGTACATCTTCCACGGTCCGTTATTGTTGCTGCCCTCTTTGACGTAAGGCGCTTTTCGGATTACCCCTGTTACAACATGCATTTTTATTCCTATGGGGCGGTTTCCCGCCCGGTTAAATTAGTTGAAAGATGAGATATCTTGTGCTTCAGGTTCAGGCTTTGATTCTACCTGTTCCGGCTCACGTTTCGCAACCTCTTGCGGCTTGCCGGGGTTAAATCCGTTCGCTGGCGTCACTTTTAGTTGCGCCTGGCGCTTCGTGATATCGTCTTCCGTCACCTTCCATTCCGCAGGCGTCAACGTCTGTTTAGCCAGCTTGTAAATCTCGCGGAGAGATTCGAGGTCTTCGCACGCATCAATGCGTTTTTTGAAGTCTTGCGGCTTCATCTTCGCGATCTCTGCGTCATCGTCGGCCTGCTTGATGCCCAGCGCGGCGGCTAACGCATAACGGCGAGCGTATGAGGTCGTCGAGCCATATGCTTGCTCAACGGTTTTGCTGATCGGCATGTTGAACTGAAACGCCATCCACTCGCCAGATTCGTGCAGGAACATCGTTTCAAGGTGCATAACCTTGTCGGTGCTGGTATCCATCATTGATTGAATGACCATAATTTTGTTCTTTTCCAGCGATGGCCCGATGGCGTCCAGGATATCGCCGAGATTGGCGTAGGTGTTCCCCAGGTGGCTATTCTTCCCGCTTTTCTTCGCGGCGACGAAACCAGACTTCGCTTTGATTAAAGCGACGGCGATCTCTTTGAAACTTTCAGATGTACGCATGACAAACTTTCCTTTTCCTGATTGGTGGAGCGCACTATATCACAAGTGCGCCGTAGTGTTTAGCTATTTGTGCCGTATACTTCCGGGAACATGCATTTCACGAATTGCGGCGTGGGCAACTTCACTTCCGCTGCGTTCGATTCGTATGACGGCCAAACGTCATGCTTGACGCATTCGGCGTACTGGTGAATCACGCTTTGATACTGCTTCCGCCCGATCTCAATCTGCTGATCCGTTAACGTGAACGCGAGAGGCGCGAACGGTGATTTTTTCTCCTGCGTAAGCAGGCGGACAACAACCGGGCGTTTTTCGTTGTACGTCTTAACGAACAGATCGCGCTGCAATGCCATTTTGAGATAGTAGCCCAGGTTGAACGCCAGCCGCCCAAAGTCATCCGGTTTAGAGGTCTGAGTAGTTTTGTAGTCGGTAATCACCACCACTTCGAAAACTTCATCCGGGTTAAATCCCCACTCTTTGATGAGTTCGGGATCCGACACGACGTCAACATGATCGAGTCGAACCTTTACCGGGACGCCGAAAATTTCGCCGAAGATTGACAACTCGCGTTGAGCTGTATCCGATTCAATGCACGCCGCGTGCCGTGGGTTAGCCAGCATCACGTTTCGCATTTGCACAACCGCATCGAAATCAGAATCCTTTACCAGCTTCCGGCCTGAATTGATGGCGGCGCTTTCGTCGCAGAGTTCGATCGCCCACCACACGTTAACATCAATCCCGGCGCGGTATGCCATTTCCAGCAATTCGGGGTAGTCCTTGTTGGACGTCCCAATCAGGCCACACGCTTTCAATTTCGCAGACAAGGCCGACTTCGAAGTAATCAGATCCTTAACGTCGCCCGGTGCGGTCGCTCGCAGGTACTCGCCATTAAATTTGGACGTCTCAAGCATGCAGGTATGGGAGCAAGTACCGAATGAAAGCGCGGCTGTTTCTTCTCGCTCCTTGTATTTCCAGTGTGCCGGGGATGTTGCGTAAATCTCGCCGAGGCTTGAGCCGCTAACGTATCTGGCGCACCAGGAGTTAGGATCGTGGTAATCATCGTTGGATAATTCCGCGTTGGTGTATGCCTTAAAAATTGCTTCAGCCATTGGTATCACTCCGTTTGTGGTTTCGTTGCGTTAAGTATACGCATCACGATTCCAGGTGCAAGGCAAAAAGTGCTATTCGCCAACTGGTCAAAAAATGAGCGAAATTTACGTAAGATTTAGTAAGATGCATCTTACGTGGTTTTCTTTATATATTTCATGCGGTTAACCAAAATCGGTAAGATGGTAAGATGCCTATAGGTAAATATTCACAGAAAAATTGGAGCGGAATCGCAAAGCAAAATACATATACCCGAAGAAAATCTTACCTACACAGATAGATATAGAGAGAGTAATAATAATATAGTTAGATATCATATACTTATATATATTCTATGGTGCGATATTGGTCAAAAAGTGAGCGAAATTTACGTAAGATGCATCTTACCTAATCTTACTTAAAGTGGTCGACCAGTTGGTAAGTTGCTGAATTTTGGGCATAAAAAAAGGTAAGACTGAAATTATCAATCTTACCTAAAATTTGTTCACGTTTTAATCAGAGAAGGGATGATGCCACGTAGAGCTTTCGTTCGAATCCGCCTTTGAAGTTGTCATTGTTCGGCACGATAACTTTCATATCGCGTTCTTCAGCCGCCGCCAGCATATCCCGATCTTTCCTGCTGCATACGACTCGCAATTCTCGCTTACCTTCGCCGCCACCCTTTCCTTTATATCGGTAGGCCACGATCTCAACGTTGGACGGGATGATGCATGCCCACACGTCACACTTAAACGAGCTTGCGATATTGAAGTGCATCGCCTCCACCCAAGAGCGAGCCAGGTAAATTGCCCCGTTACCGCCTTCGCTCTGATTGGTTACGATCACCGATCCGAAAGTCAGGTCGCCAGCTAACATCTTCTCGCGGCCCTCCTCATCAATGAATAAGATGTTGCAGTATTCATCGTCCGGCCCGTCTTCATGTACCAGTTGCATCGGGAGCGCATGAAATAGCTCTTGCCTGCCGTTCTCGTGGGTTTTTACGCCAACCCGGTATGATTCAACGAACTCATTTTCAATGCCCTCATAGAGCGTTACAGGCGTGCTATCGACGGCCTCTGTTCTGTTCATTATCGCCACGACGCGATCGTGATCTGCCATCTTGCCGTAGTCGTACCCGTTATCGCGAGTAACCTGCTTGTTGCGCTTAACTACGTACTCTTGCGGAACTTTGCCCAGGTATCGCCCAAGAATGTTGATGCACTCGCTATACGGCTCGCCGCTCAACTTCATTAACCATCCGATCCCTTTATCGGCACCGCAGCCGCTGCAATATGCCCCGCCGTCTCCGCGATTCTCTAATTTGTCCGTCCAGCGGAATCGATCCTTGCCGCCGCAGTTCGGGCAGTCCTGGTGTTTGCCGTTGAAGTATCGGGAGTGGATGCCGCAAATATTTTGTAGCGCCTCGCGCCACATACCCGGCATGTATGGCAAAACCTCTTTTTCGTCGTAAAAATCCACGTCATAACCTCCAAATAAAAAACGCCCACGCGAGAATCATAACCCGGTAGGCGTTTAGTAGTTAGTCAAATTGTGCTATCGGACTACGCGAAGCATTTCGCGGCGGTCGCAGCGGCGCGTAATCGGCTTGCCGTTGCTGTCGAATCTGAGATCCGGGCGGCAAAATGAAGCCCTGAAGCCTTTGCAGTCATTGCGGCGGTAACTCTTATGCACCAGGTAAGCACCATCGGCTGAAATCATGCCGCGCTTAATCCACTGCTGAACAACCTGGATGCTAACGCCCAACTCCTTTGCTGTTTTTGCGATGCCGCCGTATGCCTCGATCACCAATTCCATCCGGGTAGTCAGGCCCGCCCTTACTTCATCCTTCAGGACGTAATAGCCTGTCGGCTTCTTGCGGGGCTTCTTATCTTTCCCGCGTGACGTCCCGTTATTGCCGTTCAAAGTTCTCTTGTCTACCTTTGCCATTTGTTCCATAATTTAACCTCACAGCATTTTTTGTTAAACACGATAAAATTTGCTCTGTATTATACACGCAACTATACGAATGACAAATTAGGATTGCCCATGCTCACAATTGAACAACAAATTGAAGCCTACGCAGATAAGATCCCGTTAATACAAAAGCGGTTCACCGTCGGAAATATCGTTCCTTACCCGTATCAGGCTGTTGCGTATATTGAGACCGCGAAGCGGATCGCAAAATATGAACATCCGTTTTACATTAAGGCTTCGGTTTCCGCCGGGAAAACCATCATGATCGCCATGCTCGCAGCGCAGTGCAAGGCAATGAACTTACCCATGATGGTTCTTGCTCGCCAGGCCGAGATCGTGAAGCAGGATTCCGAGGAGATCAGTAACCTCGACGTTCCGAACTCCGTTTATTGCGCCGGGTTAGGCACGAAGGCGGCATACTTCCCGATCGTCGTCGGATCTGAAGGGACGGTGGTTAATGGTCTGTTTAAAATGCTGGGCGACTACGTGCCTTCAGTTCTGGCTATCGACGAATGCCACCAGGTTGACTGGCAGGATCTGGCGGAAGCGATCGCCAACAATGAATCGTTCGAGTACATGAGCCGACCGAAGGATAAGCCGTATCGCGTGAACGGGGAACTGGTCGATGTCGACCACCAATACGACGAAAAATTCGACGACGTAGAATTCGGCGGCGGTCGCACACAGTACACCATCGTCATTTGTGAGTTAATGCGGAGGTGCCTTGAGAAGACAGGGCGAGAACTTCGCATCGTTGGATATACGGGTTCTGAGTTTCGCGGCGTCATTCCGATTTTACAGGAAGACAAGAGCCAGCCTGGTTTTTGGCGCGAGCAGATCACCGACATTAACACAAACTATCTTGTCGAGTTCGGATCGGTTGTTCCCACCATTTTCGGCGATACCGAGGCGGATGGGTTGGGGTATGATCTTTCAGAATTTCATGGTTCCAGTCAGGACGGCACGCAGGATTTTAGCGCGGAAGAATTGCGCAAGATGGAAAAGAAAATCCATGAATCCGGCGAAATGACGAAGCTGATTATGCAAAAGGTCGTGGAGCGTGCGAAAACCCGAAACGGCGTCCTGATAACTTGCGCTGGCCAGCGGCATTGCAAGGAAGCGGCAAGCTATCTACCGCCGGACGCAACATACGCAATCATCACAGAGAAGACGAACTCAAAGAAACGCGGCGAAATTTTGGATAAGGCGAATCGCGGGGAGATTAAATACATCTTCCAGGTGATGGCCCTAACCACTGGCGTTAACGTTCCGTTTTGGGATTTTTCGGTGATATTGCGCAAGATCGGGTCGCTTACGTTGCTTATTCAGCTTTTGGGGCGTGGAATGCGACTTCTAAAGGACTGGCAAAAACAGCCGCCTTACTCGTGGGTGAAAGAAGATCACCTTGTCTGGGATTTTGCCGGAACAATGGATGACCTGGGCCAGTTGTATTTCGATCCTATTCTTGAGCAGGCGCAATACCAAAGGCGCAAGAGCAGCAAGAACGGCCCGAAAATCTGCCCGGTATGCAAGGGAGAAAATAGCGAGTACGCCCGCCGATGCATCCACAAAGACAGCAACGGTAATCGTTGCGAATACTTCTGGATCTCGCAGCGCTGCGAAGACCAGAAAGACCCACGAACAGGGAAGATTAAAGTAAAAGGGTGTTACGCTGAAAACGATATTGTTGCTCGCCAGTGCAGATGCTGCGGGGTGCAGCTTAAAGACCCCAATGACAATCTCACCGGGAAGCATTACACGCAAAATGACTGGTATCAGGTTGTAGGCTTTGATTTGGGATTGACACGAAACCAAAGCGGGATCATCTTTAATTACGTGTTGCTCAACCATGACGGCGAGCGGTTCACGGCCAGGGAAAAATTCTTCCCTGAGTCAGAAAGTGCGATTTGCGGTAAGTTGTGGCGACAAAAGGCAGTCTTCCAGCATGTTGATGATGCTGTAATGCGTGGCAAGTTGGGCGGCATGAAAAACGCCCGCAAGATCCTGGAGTATGCTGAATACTTCCGCGCGCCGAAGCGCGTAACGCATCGCATCAACGGCAAGAAGGAGGACATTATTTCCCGCAAAGACTTTGGAGGCGAGGAGTGATTACAGACAAAGGGGATTACCTCGAATATTACGGCGGGCCTGTAAAGGCTTGCCCGCTTGAAAAAATAGACCAGATGAACAGCGTTTCGTGGCTGCGTTACGAATACCCCGATTATCTGTTCTGGCATACGGTCAACGAGGGCAGCAAGCACAAGGCGAGCGCCGTTGCAGATCATCAAATGGGATTGCTTAAAGGCGTAAGCGATATCCTTGTGCTGATTGGGCTTGGCGGCAAATACCCGTTCGCCGCCATTGAGCTAAAGCGCCAGGGCAAGGCGCAGGCGTCGCCAGTAAGTAAGGAGCAAAGGGAATTCCTTGCTGCCGTTCGTCGTCGCGGTGGCTTCGCTGCCGTTGCCTATGGCTTCGAGCAATTCAAGATCGCTTTCTGCGATGCCATCAAATAGCACTTTTTGTTAAAACTGCCCGGCGAAAGCCGGGTATTATTACCCCATCGAAACGAAGAACGGAGAAACATCATGAAAAACTTCTTGTGGGTAATCGCATCAATCGGTTTTGGTATTGTGGCCACTGGCTTCGGCCTTTGGGTAATTACTCTTGCTGGTCATTTTAAGGGCTTCTAAATGAAAGATATAGCAGACAAAGACACTCGTGACGCATTCATCACGTTTGAGCAATTGGAGCGCGAAACGTTTATTGGCAACGCCCTTGCTACTGGCGGACACTATCAGGCTGTCAGGCCCGACAAGTTTTACCAGGTAACAGGCAACCGATACGCCGGGAGCAAAACGCCTGATATCGTGCGCGATAAGTGGGCGACAGATCGCAGCCTGATCGCATACATGGAAGAGCGTTACGGCCCTTACGATCTTGATGCCGCCGCAGACCAAAGCAACGCAGTTTGCCCGAAGTTCTACGACGAAAAAACGGATTGCCTTAAACGCTGGTGGGGGAAAAATAAGCACGTTTGGCTGAATCCGCCTTACTCGTTTCCAGATCCGTTTATTCTCAAGGCCATTGAGCAAATGGAGCACGACAACCAGATCGACATTCTGCTACCCGGCGACAATTCTACTGCCTGGTTCCGTGACGCGCAGAAGATGGCCGCCGAAATTATCTGGATTGTTGCGGATGTTGAAGAGGATGAAGACGGGAACCAAGTAAGCCGTTCCGGTCGCCTCGCCTTCATCAACGGATTGAGCGGGAAACCAGTCGACAACAACAATAAGGGCAGCGTTATTTTCATCATGCGCAAACTCAAGCCGGGAGAAGAGCAAAAAACGCTTTATATTCCGGTAAGCGAGATTTGCCCGTCATTAGCTAAAAAGCGTATGCGCAAACGTGGGATCTGAAAAATGGAACAGATAGAATCTTTCACCGAGTATCTTCGGATCGTTGTTGAATTGCTGGACAAATACGGCTTCATTGGGACGGATGAGGAAAAGTTAGCCTTTGCTGACACCATCGACGGAACCTACCTGGAGTTCATGGACAACGGAACCCCGGTCGCTGACTGGCCAGAAATTCTTGAACGAGAATTGATTGAGTTTAAATCGCATGAAGGCGCGGAGTATTTCGCAAAACAGCACTAATTGCTAAACAATACCCGCCGCGTGCGGGTATTATTACTCCATCAACCAATCAGGAGCAAACGCCATGAAAACAAAAACCATTGCAGACACCATCAAGATCGTACCAGCAAAAGCGCAAGTGGTATCTCGCCACCTTGTTAACCTTTCTCGCCTGTGCATGGCCGACTACATGGCGAACCCTTCAGAGAATGGCCTTGATGGTGTGGTCGGTGAGATTTATTTTCGCGCCGGGTACGGCCTTGAAAGCGTGGCCATGTATGAGCAAATGGCCGAAGGTTTTTGCATTTACGGTGACGAATGATGATTGTAGAGACTGGTCGCGCTGCCGTATGGCAGCACGCTAAAGAAGCAGGAATAAGCGATGATATCGTGAAGATCGCAAAGTATTTCGATATCAAAGACATATCAATTATCTTTGGTGGGAAGCTCACCTACCTACACGAGCGCCCGGTGAAGCGCACGCGAATAGCAGTAGCAACGCGTGCGGAGGCCGACGCGCTGAAGATGTTCATACATGAGTCTAAGCAGGAGAGGAAGTATTACAAGTAGCGGGAGCGTGCAGAATGCGATATATTGCGATCTTATTTACGGCGATCCTGTTTACGATCGCAATCATTAACTATGCAATTCAATTGGGATAAATTATGTCACCTAAAATCACAGACGAAGAATTCCTTGCTGCCCGCGAAGAAGGTAAAACCTACCGCGAGATCGCGGAAGAGTTCGGCATGAACATTCGAAGCGTTGAACGTCGCGGAGTTCGCCTGGCGCGACAAGGACACCTACACGGAAACGCCCACGTTGCGAAGCATATCCCGGACGGCTTCGGGGTCAAAGGCACGTCGACGATGATTCGCGCGGACGGCTCCGAGGTCGTTCGGTGGGTTAAGTCGGAAGTAGACCGCGATCGCATGGTCGCGCTTATGGAGGCGGCGCAGGCGGCTTTCTGCGAAGACCTGCCGCGAGCCGAACCGCAACCGCTGGATGAATCGAAGTTCTACATTGAAGATCAGCTTGCCCTGTACCCGATCTTCGACTTGCATATCGGGGCGATGGCGCACAAGCACGAATGCGGCGAGAACTATGACACCAGCACGGCTGAGAAGGTTCTAAACCGCTTCTTTGATTATTCCGTGTCGGTGGCTCCGCAATCCCAAAAGGCTGTTTTGCTGGTTGGCGGTGACTTCCTTCACAGCGACGGCCTGGACGCAGTAACCCCGGCAAGTGGTCACGTTCTCGACCAGGACAGCCGATACGCAAAACTTGTTTATGTTGCCATCCGCTCGCTGCGTCGCGCCGTGTCGCTACTGCTTAACAATCACGCAGAAGTTGAAGTGCAGGTGATTGAAGGCAACCACGACCAGGCTGGGATGATTTGGCTACGCGCAGCGCTGGCGGCGTTCTATGAGAATGAGCCTCGCGTTTTCGTTGATGTTAGTCCGGCGATCCTGCATCGCACCTTGTGGGGCAAAACCATGCTGGGCTATACGCATGGCCACACGATGAAAAAGCCGGAAACTCGCCTTGCCGCTATGGCTACCGACTTCCGTAAGGAGTTCGGCCAGTGCGACTACATTTACACGCATTCCGGCCACTGGCATCACCAGACTGTAACGGAACACTCGTTAGGAATTGACGAAGTGCATGGCCAGTTAGGCGCAAAAGATGCCTACGCCGCACGCGGAGGATGGCGTTCATACCGACAGGCTGCGGTGATTCTGTACAGCAAAGAATATGGCGAAGTAGGCCGCTTTATCTACCGTCCGAACATGTAACCACAACGGCCCCGCGAGGGGCCAACAAGGAAAACCGATGAATAGAAATATCTGCATTTTCGATCTCGATGGCACGCTTTCCGACGGAACCCACCGCTTGCACCTGCTGCCGAAAAAAGATCTCCACCTTACAGAAAGTTGGAGCGAATTTAATGGCGCGTCAATTGGAGACAGCCCAATCCAAAGCACTATTGACGTGGCGAATGCGCTTTATCGATCCGGAATGACCGTTATCATCCTGACTGGCCGATCCGATGAGGTGAAGACCGAAACAATGATTTGGCTTGACCGCTACGGGGTGAAATATGACAGCCTAATCATGCGCCGCGCCAGCGATAACCGTAAAGACATGGTAATCAAGGAGGAGGAGTTACGCAAAATCGGACTTGATCGCATTGTTGCGGCATGGGATGATTCACCCAATGTTATTGCGCACTTGCGCGGCCTGGGTATTACGACTTACCAGGTCTGCGACTACGGCGAAAATCTTCACGAGCACTTGAAATCTCACGGAGTAGACAAATGAAAAATGTAATTATCCTCAATGGAGCGCCTGGCATCGGAAAGGACACTATCGCGGAAATCATCTCGCGGAAGTGGGAATACAAGAACCTTAGCTTCAAACAGCCGATGTTTGCCATTGCTCGTGCTGTGCTGGGATCGGCTGATTTTGCACGCTTTACTGCCAGATACCACGATCGCAAGCACAAAGAAGTGAAATGCGATTTTTTGGGCGACCGTTCTCCGCGTGAATTCATGATTCACATTAGCGAAAATTTCGTCAAACCGACCCTTGGCAAAAATCAGTTCGGCAAGTTGCTTTGCGATTCAGCGCTAACTTCGCCGTTTAACTGCATCGTCAGCGACGGCGGTTTTGATGAGGAGGTCGAGCACGTCGCAGTGCATGAGGCGCTTAACGTGTTTGTCGTCCGCCTTCATCGTGACGGCATGACCTTTGAGGGTGATAGCCGAAAGCATATTCGACGCCCGGATCTTATTTGCGACACTTACCATGAACTCGATTTTGATATGACCACTGGCGAGCCGGAAGACGACGCGCAAAAAATCCTTGATATGGTGTCAGATGTTGCATTAAAATTATAAAGTTAATGCCTTTATTATCATCACCTTAACTATTGGGAACCTTGATGGGTTCCCTTTTTTTGTTCTTAATTTGGCCTAATGCATATATCATCACCTTACCATTTAACTAACAGAGGTTGCATATCATGCGAGAATTCATCAACGCGGCAACCAATAGCAGCGGTGGCGTTGCCCTAGCGGGATCTGCAACCGGGCAATTAATCATTGCTGCCATTGGCTTATTTTTCATGATTCTATTCGGCTCCTTCGGCGCGTGGTTGCGCTGGCGAGATTCAAAGGCGCTTCGTGAAGTGCTGGAAGCCGGGGATATCAAAACGGCGGTGAAGATCAGGAGTAAATAACATGGGGATTAAAACGCGGGTTACATTCGCGGCGGCGATGGCGATCGCTGTCGCTTTCCTTCCGAAAGTGGAGGACACAAAATACAAAGTTTATACCGATATCGCTGGCGTCCCGACAGTATGCGAAGGCATCACAGGCCCGGACGTTATCAAGGGGAAAACCTATACCCGGTCAGAGTGCGACGCGCTTTTAACCAAGCATATCCAGGTGGCGAAGCGAACCGTTGACAGCAAAATCAAAGTCGATGTTCCGGACACCTTCAGGGCGTCGATGTACAGCTTTACGTTCAACGCTGGCGGCGGCGCATATTCTGGCAGCACCATGCTGAAATTAACGAACCAGGGCCGATTGCGCGAGGCGTGCGAGCAGCTATATCGCTGGACGTACTACCGCAACCCGAAAACGGGAAAGATGGAGAAGTCAAAAGGCTTGTATAATCGCAGGGTTCAGGAATATCAACTATGCATTAAGGATCTGAAATGAGCACATTAAATTTTCAACGAGCGCTGGCCATCGGTTTTATCGTGTGGGCGGTTGCTATCGTTTCCGGTTGCGCGTCAAGCGTCCCGATCCTTTCCGATCTGGTTGGCAGCAAGCCGGATATGACGGCGCAAGTCGGCGCGGAGAACGTGAAACAGGCGGTTGGCGTGACGAACAAAACGGACACCTCAAGCAAGCAGGAGACCACGTTCAAAGAGTCGGCGGTAGGGAAGGTTGACACGTCGAACAAGAAATCCGTGACGACCTCCAGCATTCACGCCAACCAGATCACGGCGGACAAGATCGAGATCCGGAACGATGAAAGCGGAAGCCTGATTCCGTGGCTGATTGGTGGCGTTGGGGTAGCAATGCTGGCGGTCGGTGTGTTCGGTCTTTGGCGGGAACGAAAAAACAAAGGGGCGTAATGCCCCTTTTTCTATATGTACCGCTTGACGTGCAATAGCGCTACTCCGTCCTCATCGTTAAGACCATGTTCAACCGTGTTGGTTGCTGCCATTCCTTGATAGAGCAAGATGAGCGCGGCACGCAAGTAATTTTCTGGTGTGATCTGTTTCACGCAAACAAGCCTGTGAACCTCCGTTATCAGATCTTCCACCTGGTTTCCCGAAAAGCTGTTCATCACTGAGTTGGTCAAGGTGCATCATCTCCCACATATATCGGTTATCCATCCCTTCGAACGACCGGAAATCAAAACCTATCTCCCTGTTATCCGGCCCCGTACACCACACAGCGCCGTTTTTTCCGTCAAGGTATCCATTCGTATAGCTTCGCGCTAAAAACTCCTTAGACACCATTGAGGCGAACATACGTTGCGACACGTTGGCAGCTTTTGCCAGGCGAGGCGCTTCGCGGTGCATATAGACGAACTTCGCAAAATCCTGCCGGGTGAATTCCCGGCGAGATTCGCAGAACTTGTAAATGTCAAGAATGAACATCAATTACCTCATGAACGACGGGTTGATAAAGACTTCGGAATCCATCACGCAGATAAAGCCTAATTCCTCCATCTTCGGCAATAAGCGTTCCTTAATCTTTTTGCTCACCCCGGCCTGGCCTTTGAAGATCTTCAGGTTGCGGCAGGCGTTATAAATGCCCTGGACGGTCATAACACCTTTTGCCTGTTTGCAACGACTGGCGATAACGTCATACAGCGCTTTAATTTCCGCGCCCTCACCAGCAAAGCCTGAAGAGTCAGCCGACGACAAATACGTTTTGCTCAATTCATGGAACATGATGATCGCTTCGTCAATGGTCGCCGTGTCGATCTTCTTCGAACGCTTCCCGCCGGGTTGCCAGTTCCGGATCGTGTGAATCACGGACGCCAGGCGCATAACCTGCTTATCGAACTTACCCATCGCGCCGCGAAGCATTGTATGCGAATACTTGCCGCCGTCGCCCAACTCTGGTTCTAACTCCTGGCGGGCCTTGTTCAGTCTCCGCATTGCCGCGTCAGTAACCTGCAACTTAATGTTCGACTCGCTCATAATGTCATGAATCAGCCGGAAGTAATCCGCCTTCAGTGACTGGTCGATTGGCTCATAGGTAGAATTCCCGTTTTCGTCGATGAACTCGCGTTCGCCCAAGCGGGTTTGCTCACGAACCAAAAGGAAGCGTTCAGATACCCCAATCCCGCGAGAACCAGCCTGCATAATGGCGTCGATGGTTTCATCCTGGGCAATTACGCAAATGCAGCCCAAAGCCACGAATGACATATTATTGCTAACGTCTGCACGAGCGATCGATACGTGGCCTTTATCCCATGCTTTGAGCACCAGTTCGCTGTTCGTCTTCTTGCCGCCATCGTTGCCATACGTGATCCCCAAAAGGCTGTTAACCGCCGTCGCCTCATCCGAGATAACGGCAAAGTTTCCCTGGCGGTTGTTAATCTTCGCCAGGCCTTCTGGTGTTGTATCGGAAACCGGGAAAGTTAGATCACATAATTTTTCAAGTTTCTCTTCCAGTTCGTCACGATCTTCGAAAAGTTGCACCATATCAGATTGCGACAACTCCCCTTTAAGCGCCTGCTTGTTGGCGGACAACTTCGCCATGATTTTCTTGCGCTCTTTCTTGCGCGACTCGTTAATGCGCTCGACTTCGGCGACGATCGGATCGATGGCCAGCGAGTTAATGGCAGACTTACCAGCGGAAGGCGGCTGCGACGTGATAACGTAAAGCGTTGTCGGTTGCTCGCTGCCGTGGTACTCGACCCAAAAGCGACCCATCATCGCGGCGGATACGGTTCCGAGAAAGTGCATGTAAGCGGATGATTCCGGGAACTGAACAGATCGGGCGGCATTGAGCGCCAGCTTGCCGACCACATCGTAATCATTTGCGATCGAGATTGTTGGGTATTTATCCGCGTTTACGTCGATATCTTTGGGCTTTGGCCAGAATGAAACGGAGTCGCGATACCCGTTCGCACGAATCGCAACACGCAGGGGACTGACTCCCTCCCTTTCTGCGATGGCAATAATATCTTGCGGTGACACGCGGTCATTTAAAAACATGCCCTTACTCCTGATTGGTTAATCGTTCGGCTAATCATAAGCCGTATTAAATCCGAGATCCAGTGATAATCTAAACGCACTTGCAAAATGTGCTTAGGTTATCGGGGCGCACGGCCCCGACCCCGTTACAGGTATTTAGCCTCGAACGTTGTTCCGTCCGATACGCTGAAGCCGACCTCCTCGCGGTACAGCGTCCAGCGGCATCCGTCACGGTCGAAGATGTAGCCAGCGACCGCGCCGAGCGCACGACCGCTTTCGACCTGGTAGCGCTTGCCTACGCTGAAGGATTTTTTCACCGGGTTTTTATGGTCAAGGCCGACGCATTTTAACGTTTTGGTTTTGAGTTCGATGAACGTTGCAACCACCGAGCCACCAGCGCCAGAAATAAACAACTCACCGCTAATGCCGACCGACAAAATAACGCGCTTCTTCTTCTGTTCGGCGCTGTTATATACCATCATTGACACGTTACCTTCATCGTCGACGCGAGCGGAATAAAGGTTGTTTTCGCTGATATTAACGGCGCGGCTTGACGTGCATTTAATTTTGATTGACTTCGCCATTTTATTTCCCTTCTCCAATCTCGATATACAGGTTTACCAAATCCAGAAAGTCAGCCTTGCTTTTGCAACCCAATTTAAAACCAACGTGCGACTCAATTTTATTTTGCATCGCGGTTAAGGTTGCGCCGCCGTTATTCATCCTGAGAACTTCGCGGCATACTTCAGCGAGTTTTTGAGATATCATTTCTTCACCACCTTTATTTCTATGTTCTCGCAAGCAATTTTAAGATCATTAATCAGGCGGTTAAGTCTTAAATCGGTCATTACATGATGATGGCGAACATCAATAATCCCTGCAACAACTAACAGCATGACGGCAAAGATAAAACCACCAGGCCCGGACATACACAAAATAGTTAACATCATCAAGATAATAAATTTCATTTCCGTTTACTCCGTTGCGTTTCGATGGGGTAATGCTACCCGACTTTCGCAGGGCAGTTTTAGCAATTCGTGCTATTCTCGATAATTCGCCTGGAACACGGCGCGGGCAAAACCTCGCGGAGTAATGGAGCGCAGCATTTTAGTCCTTTCTGACCTTCCGCCCAAAAACTTCCAGGCCCAAAAGAAATTCACGCCTTCTACTCCATCCGGCGGCGGGAGCCGTTTCGGTTCGACAAAACCGTTTCCGTGCCATATACACGTTTTCTTCGTGTAATTGTCACAGTGGGGCATTTTGGGATGCCACACAGGTTCATTCGGAGAAACATAGCCGCCGAAGTCTCGCGGGTGAAAATAGAAGTCAGGCTTGCGCCATAGTGTCGACAATTTTCCAACCGGGTTTTCGACCATCCAGGGGCAACCATACTCGTTGCCCAGGCGTTCGACCATCTTCGCATCATCTGCGGCTGATAGAACGTCATTATCTTGCCTTACGTGCTTGATTCCGCTATGCGCTAACAGCGTGCATGACGGGAAAGCGAAAATGAAGTCGGGATCTGGAACGCCGAGAATCGATCGCTTCACGTCAAAATCCTTGTCAATCCAAATGTTAACATACTGGATATTGGGGTGAACCATTCGAATGCTATATTCTCCGTGGTCGCCGGAGTCTGCATTGAAACAGTACACCTTGCATCCCTTGATAGCCCACGGCAGGCCCATGATGCCGGAGCCGTCGAACATGCAGTAAATAACCTTGTCTGTCATGCCGTCCACCATTTTTCAATAAACATGCAGTAAAGGTTGATTGTTGCAGTTACGCTATCAATCTGAGCGCGTTTTAACACGCCGCCAGGAACAGTACCAACAACATAACCGCCATTGACAGCCTTCGTGATCGTGATCTGCGAATAGCCGCATTCCCGATTCAGGCGCATAACTACAGAGCCGTTCTTCTCCAGCGCAGCAAGAATAAGGTTTGTTTTTGGTTTGTTCATTGTGTAACTCCTTCGCTTGTTGGTGTGGGGACAGTATGCCACTATCCCGCAATGTTGTTTTAGCAAAACGTGCTATGCCGGAACGCAGGTCGTGTAATCCTGGCTGATGTAGATCGTGCGCTGAAAGCGAGGTTCTTTTTCGCCGAGTTCCTGGATGGTGACATCGTTACTTCCGACCCGGCACGGAACCGATCCGAAAATAAACTCGCCAGTCTGCTTGTCGTTGATTTGCCATACATTACCACCTTCCTTTTTGACAACCAGGAAAGGCGCGCTGTCTGCGCTGAACTCTTCCGGGCCACAACCGTAATAGTGCATGATCGCAGCTTCGGCAGCGTCGTGAAATTTGTTAGTCACGTCATTGGTCGCCTTGTCGCGGATGGCCCTGATACGCTCTTCAGGCGATCCGATGATGTAGGAAAAGCTGTTCGAAATGGTAACTGTTCGCATTATATTTTAACCTCGTTTCGTTGGATAAAGTCGGCGACGTAATGGCATTCGATCGGGTTCTCGATACCCGCCAGCACCTCGCAGCGACCGTTATTCAGAAGCTGGCAATGCTGGCACTCCGCGCCGCCAACGCTGGCAATGACAATGGCGATCCCGTTGCATGAACCGCCGAACATTCGATGAGGGAATGGGTAAGCATCGCAGGTGCAAACCACCTCCCCGGCTCGCCGTTTCCTCATACCTGGCCCTTCTCGATGCAGAAAACCCAATCACGAGCGTCAACCGCAAAGCGTGCAACGCCGTCGAGCACCACGAAGGCAGTAAACCCGTTGACTCCGCGCCCCTTCTCGATATCGGTTACGGTACGGAACAGATCGCTTGCGCCATATTGAATTTTATCCCCGACGACTACATCCGCAAATGCTTTCATGGTTAATCTCCTGACTGGTTTCGATGGGTTAACTATACCAGGCCTCGCGGCCCGGCGTTTAGCAATTCGTGCTTATTTGATGCCCTGTGCAATTCTATCCATTTTGCGGAACCAGATCGCCAGGTCTTCGAGCACCTCGAACAGGTCAGCCTTCTTGCTTTCCATGATCGCATCACAAATCAGGTTGATATCGCAAACCATGACGCCGAGATATTCACCGTAAGAACGCACGCCAGCAACATTGGAGGCCTTGCTATCACGGCGGCACTTCTTCGCCTTGTAAATCAGGCTCATGATGTTGGAGGTTTCTTTTGTAAGAATGTGGACGTTGCTCATGATGTTTCCCCTTCGGCTCAATTCGTTTCGTTGAAGTAATCATAGCAAAGTCGATCGGATGGCTTTTGACAAAAAATGCTATTCCTGCGATTGCTGATTATTCCGCCTATTTTGAATAGTGGAATAGTCCGTGATTGCATTTGATCCCCTGGTGATTAGTTTTGACGAATCATGATTGCTTTTGATTGTTTCATTTTGCGCAATGGGGTGATGCATTGTTTCATGATGTGCAACGAATTGCATAGATGTATGCACCATGCACGCAATTTGCCGTTCGAAGCCTGCCGAAACAGTCATGTTTGTGGCGGTTATTGTGGTTGTGTAGGGAATTGTAGTTAGTTTGTCGTAAGATTTTGCTTACCGGAAAATCGCGCAAAAAGTGAGCAATAATCATCCATAAGAAAATAGATATATATATAATATATAAAGAGTTTTTACTCTTATTATTATTATATACACTCCCTCCACTCCCCTTTGTAGTAAGATTAGTAAGGTATATGCATACCCTTTCGCTTCCGCGTGAAAATCTTATTTGTTCCGCGCCCCTCCCTGGGGATATATAAAGGGGCATATATAAGGGGGTTACTTACCAGGCCACCACAAACACGCTCAAGCAAGGTGTGGCAAGGCATCCAGCACGTAAGATGCATCTTACGACAATCTAACCATAAGCAAACACAGCCCCCAATCTTGACACCAAAAACAGGCGTGATACTATGCCACCACAACCAACAAAAGGAGAAAAATCATGGCGCGACAGAAAGCAGAAGACCGAGCCACTATCAACGACCCTGAAGAGTTAATGGCCCTGGCCAAAAAGGCGGCGCGGCGACGCGATGACCAGTTCGGCTACCGCGAGGACAGGGCAACCTGGGAGACCACGGAGCAAATCAATAGCCTTATCAAAGAGGCTTACGATGAACCCTGGAAGGGTGGCGAATACCTGCGAATGCGCTTTGCTACGGCAGGGCAAGATCTGAAGATTAGCGTTGACGAGTACAGGCTTGCCACCAGGGGAAGTGGCCTGTATGACTCCACGATCACCAGCAGCCTCAAAAGGTTCGTTATTCCCGGCAAGCGAATCAGTCGGCGCTTTGTTGATGGGTTCTATCACATCAAGATCGTGGATGACTTGTCGAAGGAGGCAGTGACGAAGAGTCACGATGAATCAATCCGGAAGGAGGAGCGGGAAAGAATTAAGGGATTGGTGGCCGCTCTTGCCGTAGACTTCGCCGGGAATGCTCTGACCGGGATTTACAAGGCGACCTTGTTCGCGGCTATCGATCTTGGATTGAACGCCAGCGATATCAACCAGGAGGCCAGTCATGAAGAGTAAGACTTCAATAGCCCAAACACTCATGCGGCAATATAGGGGCATGATAAAAACAATGGATCGGGTTGCACTCCAGCAAGCTGTAAAATATTGCTACCGTGCGTCGGACTCCTGGACTTACAGGTTTAAGGATGACTCCGTGTTATGGTTCCATAAAGGTAGCGCAACCATCATCACAAAAGAAGAGGCACTAAAACTATGGAGGAGAGTATGAAGCTATATCCAGACCAGAACGACCCGGCGGCACCAATGCGCCTGGGAAACACGCCAGTTGATGAGCAGGAGGTTATCGCAGCCATTGCCACTGCATCGGACGACGAAAATCCAACCGCCCTGGAATGCGTGGCAGCCGACCTGCTGTTAATGTCATTTCTTCCGGATTCTCAATCCTACATTCAGCATATCACCGAGACGGGCGAAGCGGTGACGAAGCCGGAATTCATTGGCGCGTCGAACGTCCTGGCCATGATGGCCGATGAGTCGGATAACATCATTAGCCTCGACTATCCGCAATAGCACTTTTTGTTAAAACCCGGTCAGGGAGATCGGGTATTATCTCTTCATCGACAACGAACCGAGGACAGCGAAATGATTACTCTGATTACCTGGGAACACGAAAACAGCAAGCCAGGAGTGCGCGAATTCGAGACCGTAGCGGCGTGCTACAACCTGGCGGCAAGCGGTGGCTTTTACAAGGCGCAGATCGTTAACGAGTTCGGGGTTGTTGATTATGAATTTTAAGGCGGGCGATGTAAAACCTGGCGTGGTCTACGGATCGCGACTCAATAACCGCCTTTGGCGGTGGGACGGCGAAACTATGTGGACTAAAGGCGAGGGCGATGTTATCTGGCATGAATGCGGCTGGCCATACCCCACAATGAGCCGCCTTGATATCGCTTATTATCTTTCGGTTGGCGACATGCACGAGGTGGGAGATAGCACTTTTTGCTAAAACTCGATCGTGGTGGCTTGCTATAGTAACCCCATCGAAACGAACAACGGAGCACCACAATGAAATCTTGCGAATATGTCAACACACTAAATGGCCTTATCTACTGGCTGGAAGATGGCGCAGTAATGATGCGCAAGCGCGAAGGCAAGATTGTGAAGAAGTCGAATATGACAGCGGCGATCTTCTTTGCGATGGTCGGCAACGATACACTTCTGCTTGTCGAGGCGGAGCCGAAGGATAAGAGCATGACCATGCTTCAGTTTACGGAATTCCTGTCGAAAATCGACAAAAGCAACACGACCGCAACCGCGCAGACAGCCATCCAGGGCGGGGCCACCCATATTGCCATCGACGGTAACGGCGACGTCTTCGCGTTCAAGATGCGCCCGCGCCACTATCTGCCGAAAGATGGTGACGCAAAGGATTATCTGGGCGAATGGCTTCGCGGTTCGGAGCGGTACGGCCACATTGCACGAACAGTCTGCTTCCCGGGCAACACTGGCCGCGAGCATACAAACTGGCGTGAACTCTGCTACCAGATTCCTAGCCAATAGCACTTTTTGCTAAAACCCGATCGGGGTAATGCGGTATTATTACCCCATCGAAACAGAGGAGCATAAACATGATCGGCAACCACAACAACCCACTCAATGCAGCATTTCACCGTCGCGCGGTTGAGCAACACTTCCACGCGCTGAAGGTGGTGTGCAACGAGATGAATCTTATGCTTGACTTGCCGTCATGGGATGCGCAACTGGAAGATTACTATGATGGCCTGCGCGCTAAACGGGATGGCATCATTACCCGCCTGCGCCTGGCTGGTATGTTTCTATAAAGGAGAAATGCAATGAAAACATTAAGCGCTTTACTAATGGCTGTATACGGTGCCGCTATCATCGGCTGGATTATGAACATTGTAGCCGCATTCGGTGCGCATGGTGACGAATTGATGATCCGCATTATCGGGATCTTTGTTGCGCCCGCTGGTGCTTTTATGGGCTGGTTCATGTAAGGAGCAATGACAATGCAACAATTTAAATCTCGCGGCAAGACCTACAACCTGCCGGACACTGCTACCCACGCCGCACCTGGCGCATGCGTCGGCGTTTACTTTAAGGATGGCGATAGCTGGTTTTTCATGGGTGATGTGATTGGGGACGTACCGCCGAAGAAATGCGGCGTACTCCTGGGCTTCTACGATCACGACGTGGTGGAGCTAAAACCCAAGCCTGCACCGTTCTCATTCTGGAATAAAATCAAAGGGGCGCTGTTCAAATGAGCGACCAGAAACTGCAAACGGTATGCTACCGCGATTCGGATGGCGATGAATTGGTCGTGTCTCCGTTCAGTGGTGGCGCTGCTGGCGTGGAGCTTATGGCGACCCACGATAGCGGTTGCTGCGTATTTGACGACCCGAAGGTAATCCGCGATCTGGCTAATCAGTTGCTGTCCGTCGCCGATGCCGTAGAGAGCGCACAAGGAGCGGAAAAATGAACCAGTTCGAATATATGCATCGCGCACATAAAGCGCTTGCCATGTTCGCCTTTCACCTGGATATGAAAGTTATATCCGTGACCATTGAGGCCGGAAGCATTGAGATCTGCGGATTCGTGGGCGATTACTCATGCACCAGAACTTACGCGTTCTCATCGCTCGCCTCCCTGGAGGGTCAGGCTTATGGCTTCTAACCGCAAATTCAGGATCGTGCGCATTGCGACGCTTGACGCCTTCGGGCGTCCGGTGGAGTGGTATGCAGCACAGCGGCGTGTTGCCTTCTTCTGGTGGGTGACGGTCGAGCACTTCGGCCAGTTGACGCAGGCCCGCTACTGGCTCCACAAATCCGGCGCACCGCACCGCCCGGAGCGGGTAATCAAGGTGATTGAATAGCACGAATTGCTAAAACTCGATCGGGGTAGGCTGGTATAGTTACCCCATACCAACAAACGAGGCTATCACCATGAAATTACGTTGCACCGATTCAAACACTATCAACTACACCCCTGGCTTTGAGTACAGCGCGGAGCTGGGCGTTACCGCCCGCACCCCTCATGGCTCGATCGGCTGTGATGTGGTTCATGGTAACAACACCTGGTTCTTTTTCAATAAATCAACCCTCAACGCCGAACGCCGTAACGGTTCGGTCGTGGCAACCTTTAAGGTAATCGAATAATGACCAACGAAATCAAATCCGGCGGCAAGGTTATTGCCACCATCACGCAGCGCCAGGCGATCGCGTTTCAGTTGCATATCCCCGGCGCTGAAGAACCAATCTACGTACCAGCCTGGGCCAACACGGTTGCCATTGATGAAGATGGCGCGATTTGGGCTTATGAGTCGATGGCCGAAGATGTGCGCATCGTCTGCGAGGAGCATAAGGCCTGGAGCGATTGGGGCAAGGTCGAAGCGAACATGCAGGAAATCGGAGAAATGCCCTGCGTCCCTGACTGGACAGAAGCGAAAATCGACCTTCGCGCCATGAAATAGCACTTTTTGGTAAACGCCCGGCCAACGGATCGGGCATAATTATCCCACACCAACAACGGAGATTTACCATGAAACACTTTATCAAAAACGCAGTCGTCGCCATCGTCGGCACCAACTTTGAGGGCAAGAAGGCCCGCATTCACCTGCTGCATGTGGGCAATGACGACAAAATGCGCGGGGCGTTCTACTACGGCGAGCGCGGCGAAATCCTGTACGATTCTAAATTCCTCTCGCGCCTTGTCCGCTTCCAGCCTGGCAAAGAGTTCATGGAGTGGTCGCCGGAATACCTCTGTGAAGGTCTGGTGGTCGAATCGTTCGTTGCCGATCCGGTTAAGCTGACCTCGCGCGACTATAAGCGCATGGCCCGTAAGGCGCACAAACTCATGAAGCGCACGCCGAAAAGCCACGTGTGGCACATCTTCGCCAACCAACTGTGAGATCTGACGCGATGGAAACCGTAACAGTAATTTGCACTCATGCTGGCTACGGGCCACTGGCCCCGCTGTTCACCGTGGGCAAGGAGTATCAAGCCAGCTTCGGCCCCGCCCTGGATGAAGTCTGGATTTTGCAGGACGACAAGAAAACAACGGAGTTGGGCGAAAACTGGCTGGCGTGCCGCATGCCGGATGAGAAGATCGCAATGTTTCTTAACCGACCATATGAAAACAACGTTTTATTTGAGGTGAAACTATGAGCAAGAAAATGATTGCACTGTATTGGGTTCTTTTCCTGGGTGGTCTATTGGTTGCCAAAGAAGATGGCTGGCAAATGATCGGAATGATGATGGTCATCATTGGGGTAAGCCGCCTCTCTGAGATTAACGGCTTCCGCCGTGGTCGCCGGGCCGCATTCACTGGCGACAAAGAATAGCACTTTTTGTTAAAACTGCCGTAACGTCATTTGGTAAAGTGGCGTTACTGAAGCGAAACAAACCAATCAGGAGTTACACCATGAATGACCACATTATCGACCTGTTAAGCATGCTGGCTGAGGATACCGTAGCCATCATCGAGCTTGAGGACGGCACCGAACTTCAGATCGAGGTTCCCAGCGTGCGATTCGGCGTATCCGGCGGCGAGCATTCAGAGCGCTCAACCGAAACGGATCTTGACTACGCGACCCACTTACTCTGCCTGAACGCGATCGAGGAGATCCGCTAATGAACACAATCAAACTGAAATGCGTGTCAGTCGAGTCGCTAGTTAGCATTTCCTGTAAGCCTGGCGATACCATCACCGCCAGCAGGGATAACGAATCCTCATGTTGGCACTTCGACGGATACTACCTGGATGATGATCTGGTGGTTCGCGGCATCTTCGGTGAGTTCGCACGGTTCGAAAAGGCGAAGCGCAAGACCGATCGCAAACTGGTGGTTCGCGCAATGTGCATCATCGCCCGCCAGTATGGATGGACTGACGCAGGCGTTAAGCGCGTCGGCAACTACAAAACCGTCAAGGAGTGGGCGCGGGATTGGGCCGCATTCTACACCGACGAAAAAGGCGAGCTTCAGCACGATATCAGCGAGTACCTGGAGGATTGCAGCCGTGGCGATGCCATCCGCGAGTTCATGCAGGCGGAAATCGACGCCCTATAGCACGAATTGCTAAAACCGCCGTCCGGGGATGGTGCATACTATCCCCACACCAACCAAAGAGGAAAAATCATGAGCACCTACAAATTCATCCTGACCCCGAACGCTGATTCTCCCGCTGGCGTGGGCGCGAAATTCACCAAAGGCAAGCGCTATGATGCCGAGCCTTTCACCAAATACACCGGGGATTCACTGTACAAAATCACCGATGACGAAGGCAACATGTACGCGGTCAACCCGCGCAACTCGCACTACATCGGCGGCGGTCAGTTCAGCATCGAGTTGCAAATCAACAACTGTTTCGCTGGTGGCGAACTCTCCTTCGGCGGGTTAGTGGGCGGCGCGATGCAATATCCCATCCACACTTCGGCGTCAATGTTCGGCGGCATCACCTCCACCGAGTCGCCCCTGTTCTTTGCCGACCTGAAGGCCCACGAACGCGATAAAGATCAGGATCTGGAAGCCCTGGCCGAGCGCGTGCTGAACATGTTCGGGCGGGATGAGTCGCGGGGCGTTGCACGTGGATTTAAGATCGGCGCTGAAAAATCCGCGCACTTCAAAGAGGGCGTGAAGTCGGCAAGCGATGCAGTTTCGGCCCTGGGCATGCTGTCACGGTCGGTGATCGTGAAACAGGACGGCGCGAAAGAAGCCTCGCTCGCTGACCGGGTTAAAGAGCTTGAGTCAGAGCTTAACGCCGCCAACAACACGATCGAGAAAATCCGTGAAGCCATGCGCACGCCGGAAGGTGATGACGCGCAGACCCATGCGAAAGTTCTCCGCCAGATGGCCGACGCCCTGGTTAGTTTGTGGCGCGACGGCAAATAGCACTTTTTGCTAAAACTTCCGCAAGGCCATTTGATATAGTGGCCTTATTGAAGCGAACCAATCAGGAGCTAAACAAATGAGCATTCCGTATCCGACCAAAGACAAATCATTCCTGGGCCTGGCCGTTGTTGAGATTGTCAACCCGGATGTGACCAACTCCCCGGATGAGCCTACCCTTGCACAGTGGGCCGGATTCAAAGCAGGTGATCGACTGACCGTCGAATGCTATAGCGACGGCGAGAAGTGGGCGCAGGTAGGGCGCGACTACCACACCGAAGAATTCGGCCAGGTGCTCCCTACCGACTGGTTCAAACTTAACGAAGGCGAATATAAGGTGATCGAAGAATGAACAACAAAGTTTGGGTGTTGACCTACACTATCGGGACTAACGAGGGGCGCAAATCGCGCCGCCTCACCTGCGACACGAAAGCGCAGGCGGAAATGCAGCAGCGCGTGCTGGGCGGCGAAGTGGCCGAATACATCCGCCAGCCGGAATCCTTCCAGGTCAATTGGCCTGAGAAGATGGATGTTGACGCCGTGCTGCATGAAATGCGCCAGGTGCAAAACGACCCGGCGGCGTGGAAAGATCTGTACCTTTGCGGCGGTGACGCTGAGTCAGTCCGGGATCCCTTCCGCCTTGTCCGGCAGGCGCACGCGGAATGGTCGGATCGCCAGTTCGGCAAAGTTGGCCCGGTCGGCCCACTGAAACACCTGGCTAAAGAGGCCAATGAAGCAGCCGAAGCGCCGGATGACATTAGCGAGTTCGCCGATATCATCATGCTGGTGTGGGATGCAACCCGCCGCGCCGGAATCACCGATGAGCAGTTGGCAGTGGCGGTGGCGGAAAAGCTGGAGCGGAACAAACGCCGCCAGTGGGGAGCCGTTAAAGATGGCGAGCCGTGCCACCACTTGAAAAATTAACGAATTCGTATACCATTTAAAGCGCCTGTAAGAGATTCTGGCGGGCGCAAATTTCATTAAGGTGATTCTATGTCTGAGTTCTCAAAAGTCGAAGATATGCCGATTGGCGCAACGGTAACTGGTATCCAGATGAGTGAGTCGGTCGATACGATTACTCCGCTGGCCTTCCCGGTTACACAGGTCGAAACCGATAGCAAAAAAGGTTTCATCTTCATCTACAAAAATTTCAACGCCCCTCTGCGTGTCGAGATCTTCATTGCTCGCGGAACCTGGGTCGAATGGGAGAAGGCTTAAATGTTCGGACTGAATGAGGCGCAGTACAACGCTGTGAAGCGCGTGGCGAAACGAATGACGGCGGAAACCAAAGACGCCATACGGAAGGACAAAAAGACTTACGATCAGGTTGCCGCCCGGATGATCGATAAGCATTGGGCCGAAGTCAACACGCTGTTAACTCGCGGTCAGTTTATCTGGCTGGCTGGCTATCTCGAAGGCCGTTTCGGTCGCCGTGATGGCGAGTATGAGTAAAAAATAAGCGAACGAATCAACCGCCTATTGACGCATTCGCGCTGACCGGGTATCGTTAAAAGCGTAGACACAAGAGGCGGTAAACATCCGCAAGTCTCGCCCCGCTTTGGGGCTTTTATTGGGGGGTTATGATGCAGTACAGGGTCATACTCACAGCAAGGAAAATGGGCGGCTTTTGCAAGTCCTGCATTCAAGAGTTCAGCATGACGATTGAAGCGAACGATACCGCCGACGCGGTGGAGAAAGCAAAGCAGCGTTCAGGCGTCAACCTGGACACTCATAAAATAAGCATCAACTACGTAAGGGAAGCAACACAATGATAACTCTGATTGTCGCGTTAATTATGCTGGTCATAGGCTTCTATGCAGGCACTTTCCACCTTGTCGAACGGCTGTCAAAGCGCGTGCATGAAGGCACTTTCGCCGCGATGCTGTACAACAAGAAAACGAAACGCTGGGAAAAAATTGGCGATCCGGGCGGTATCGCGAAACGAATAGAGTTTTCGCCGCTTCCGTATGTTGACTGTGAGCCTTTTGCATCACTTCAGAAAACACTGAAGCGGCGTAACAAACTGATATGAACATAACCCGCTTCGGCGGGTTTTTTTGTGCCTGCAATCTGGTATACTCGCAACTCAACACAGAAGGAGGATTAACA